TCATTTTTTTAATATTTTTTTTAAAGCTCTATGCTTTGGTCTAGAGATAGGACATGTATAATCTGTGTCTTTAAATCTGACTATAGTGTCATAACTGTGTTCCTCAAATCCGGCTACCCTGGATAGATTTACGAGGTGGCCCGGGGTGGCGGGGTATAAGTAGGGGAATGCCTCCTGGCACTGGCGTATGGTAAGAGCAACCACGTAAAATCCACCTGCATGATAGAAGCGCGGTACGTGATAATTTTTCTTTGGGTCCCACATGTCCATATAATAAACTTTTTCAGCGGGATAAAGGCCTGCTTTAGAATTATTCACGCCCATAATAAACCGTTGATCGGTGGGCCGCTTATTAGCAGCCTCTATAAGATCCAACAGAACCGCTGAATTTAGCTTATTAACGCCGGTATGCATCGCGGTCCCGGAGAAAAAAACCTTACCGCCATAATCACTTGTTTCCCCTCTGGAGACATTTTTAAGATTAACCAAATTCCCCGTATCCAGACTAAGGAAATCGGGGAATCCATCAGCGAATTCCCCGTGTGTTGTAGGAGCTGTATAATTACCACTGGTAGTGATAAAAAACGGTATCTCATAGTTGGATTTTGGTATCCATCTTTCAATGGCTATTAGGTCGCTTTCGAAAAATGAATACCTATCTCCAAAATCCCCACTTGGAAGTATCTCCGGTGCAAAAATTTGTCTGTTTTCCATATGAGTATGTTCATTTCTTTTTTAGTTCTTTTTTAATTCTTTTGGAAGCGGCATTGCGCCTACCAATGTTTTTTCGGATCTAGAAGATTTTTCTGCATCGTTAACTAACAATTTAGATACAAGACGCGCGATACTCTTTTTCATTGTTGCTCACCTCCCTTCCGTGGTAGAAGTAGAATAGCTTGAGCCGTGAAAGATAGAGCAATTACAGGGGATTGGATTATAAAATTTACGAGTACAATAGCCAGGGAAATCCATTTTAAATACGGATCTAGCTTTGATGGATTAAGGTCCACAGATTTATTTGGAGCCACCCATAAGACCACTAAAGCTGTTATGGATGTAAGTAATAGTACACCATCATGTCCCAGATGTATTAGAGGTATACAGGCGAAAAGAGCCGCTGAAAATACAGCACAGAATGTTAAAGAACGAAAGTGGAACCCGCCTGAAAATTTTCTAAGGGCAACGAAAGAAAAAAAGGCTATGAGTGCATCTAGAAAGTTACCTAATATCCAGCCGAATAACATGGTAAGTATCAGCCCAGAATACCAATTAAGCTTGACACCTATCGCGTATGTTAATACTTCGGCGCTTCCGGGTCCATCTGGATCAGCTTTTTTTAATTCGTTCGCGATACGCCTCGATAGCCTTTCTAGCATCCTCTTCATCACTCCTCCGTGAGAAGATATAAGAAAGTCCAAAAGTGAATATAGACACCAGCAATATTGCAAGCGGATTTAGATAGTACAAAAGTATTACTCCTGAACTTATCGTCACCGCTGAAAACAAAGTGCTTGTTAAGACCATTTTATTTTCTTTAGTGTTATAGTCTTCTCTCCAGATAAAATCATGGGGAGGCGCTGATATAAAAGAAAAGCCTGTGCCATATAACTTAAAAAGCGCGGCAATGAGATAAGTGATAAGTATAGATGTACCTTGTAGCAAGAATACTTGAAGTGTAGCATTCTCCTTTAGAACGTTAATTTGCATTACGTCAAAGAAGCTGTATACATAAAAAATAGCCATTTGCATAGTGGCATAGGCACTTATGGCGACTCCCAATATAAAAGCAGACCAGTGCAATTTTATTTTTAACCCTACACGAAAAAATATTGAAAATAGTGCGTACTGCAAAGGTAAGTCCAACTTAGGTACATTTAGTACAATTCGCATTAAAAAGGATACGAGAGAGATAATCACAGCAAAAAGGATAATCTTATACTTATAGTCTTTTATGGGAAGCATGTACAAAGCTAAAGGGAACACAAGAATAGCCAGTGCATCAAAGATCCCCATAATTATATAAAACAAATTGGTTAACACCATACACCACCCTATATTTAAGTTACCTTAATTATATAGCGGTGTATTGCGTAAGCAAGAGATTTTACAAATTTACGGTTATAATATCCTCCAGCTTAATCCAACTAAAATCATCCTCACCACGAAACAGTTTTACTTCGCGTCTGGCGGTGTTAATTGACATAACTACACCAGTCATAACCGTGTCGTCAAACGGGCTAAACACGGTCACCGTGACGGCGTTGCGTGAGTTGTAAGAGTCTATTAGAGCCTGCTCAATCAATTGAACCTCTTGATCGTCTAGCTCAGGCTTTCCCCTCCGTTGTCGGTCCTTCATAAGTTTTAGATAAGCCTCTTTATGTTCTGGTATGATAATGCGGCTGCTTTCCCACAAGCCATTACCCTCAAGTTTCTTTCCCATGTATGTAGCCTCCTGATGTGTTATGCACAAATTATATTACGAACACTTGTTCCTTACAAGGGATATGTTTTCCAGAAAACAAAAAAATAAACCTCAGATTAATCCGAGGCTTAATATTCCGTATAGTATCTATTGGCTGCACCTGGGGGCATAACAATCTTCTGATCGCGATCCCAGCCCTCTATGATTACGATATGGCGCGTATCAGATTTGTTTTCCCAGAAGATATAGTTATCATTTTCAAGAGCCAACAGACCCGCCTTTATGTCCGCTACACTCCTACCTGTCTTTATCTCCAGTTCCTTAATCGTTGGTAGTCGGCGGCGACCAGCAGAATAGTTGTACAGTATCCGCAGTAACTTCCGTTCCCGATCAGTGAGCATAAGGCAACACCTTAAGTGCACGCGGCATATTTTCACCACGTTCAATATAACCCTTCTTTTGTAGGCGCTCCATGTACCCATATGCTGTTGATGTGGATGCCAGCCCCAGCCCTATTTGTAGTTCTCGAACCGTTGGTGGATATTTACTTACCTCGATAAATTGTTCGATATAACTCAAGGCTCTCAGTTCTTTCGATGTCAATTTCATCATGATGTCACCCCTTGAAGTTTGGATGAACTCATTATATAACGAACAAACGTTCTTATCAATATATATAAAACATCGAAACTTACTCATGGTATATACATAAACGGCTTAATTATTATACTTTAGTATAATTTTTATTTGACAATAGTATAACATAGGTGTATAATTAATATCAGAAGGGAGGGAAAAAGAATGGCAAAGAAAAAGAGAAAACGTAAGCCCCCTGAAGTCAAAGATGTAATCCAGTTCTTGACGGTCCTGATTACATTTATGACAGCGATCATCAACCTCATAGTCTTACTACTTAGGTAGTAAGCTGAGGGTTACGGTTCGCCCCGAAAGGGGGCGGATTGTAACGGGGCTTATGTTCTCTCTTTAATTAAGTATACCACGAAGCGAAGGAGGTTACACCTGATATGAGCAAGTTAAACGCTGCCAGCTTTATCATGAGTATTGCCGGGTTTATCATCAGTGTAATCACTCTAATTATTGTACTGAAAGGCTGATAAAAATGACCATCGCGGAAATGATCGTGCGCGAAATTGATAAGCGAGGATATAAAAATAAATGGGTGGCCGAGCAAGTAGGCATTAAAGAGGTCACCTTTTCTTTAAAGTTAAAAAAGGACCGTTTTACTGCTTCTGAGTTGGTACGGATCGGCATACTGTTTGATTTGGATCTTAACGTATTCAAAGAATGCTCTATAAATGAGGTATCGGAATGAAATATGGACCACGCAAGCCCAGCCTAAACAAGCGTATAGCAGCCCGTACCAGCCTCAAACGGCAGATTGTACACCGTGCAGGACTCAAGATGCCACGGGGCTGGGGATGGCTCAGAAACCCACGTAAGGCGGCTTACAATAAGGTGTACAATCGTACAACGTTTGATATATTTAAAGCAATTGATAAATTGTTCAAGTAGGAGGACTAAAAATGGCATTTGAAGGATATAGAGAAGATCGGCGAGGACATTGGTTTAACTATCCATTCCCCTCATCAGTATCAATTATATATGTGGATGTAAATGAAACAGAAACAAAATGGTACCTCATTGACGAACAAGAAAAACACTTGATCCGTATTAGGGATGAAAAGCAAATTGAAATGCTCTATTACTGTATGTATGGAGTCCGGTTAAATGATGAGAAAATCAACTGGATTATTGAAAAAAACGGCGGAGGCTTCAAGTATTACGATAGTATAGATGATTTTAAAAAAAGACCACGATGAAGTGGTATAAGAAAGTCAAAAAGCTCTGCCGACCAATTAAGGTTAGCAGAGCTTTAAATTTATTTATTTTCATCTTGTTCCCCTATTAGTTCATTTTATGTTCTCATTATGTTCGGTTTACTTAGTAAACCTTTTGTGATATATTTAAATCACAGCAAGGGACAATACATAAACCAACAAGCCGGGACAAACCGAATGAGGTGAAAGGAGAAAAAACAATGAAGAACGTAATGACAAGAGCTTGGGAGATTGCAAATGCGGCTGTCGCAAAGTTTGGTGGCAAGGTAAAAGAATACTTCTCTCAAGCTCTTGTCATTGCTTGGGAAGAAGCGAAGAACGCAGTGAAAGAAGTTGCTCACTTCGGATTCATCGTTGCAGGTAAGAATGAGACGCACACCATGTTTGCATTGGAAGAAAGAGCAGGGCTCCACGTTTACCCTGCTTGGAACAAACGAAATGCCCAGTATGAACTAAAGTATCAAGTGGGCATGAACAAACAAACTGGCAAAGCTGTCCGCTTTTACACAGTCGAAAACTTCAAAACAGACCTTGAGGTTGTTTGCGGTGAAGTATCCGAGTTTCTATTCATTAAAAAAGGCGCTGTGACTTTTCAGCAATAGCCGCAGGCTCAATAGGGAGCCGGGCATAAGGAGAACATGAAAATGAAAATATGGACACGCGAAGGATATGAAGTATTAGAGGTTGCTTTCGATCGCGATCTGCACCAATTTGAGATAGTGCAAGACGGGGAAACACGTTTCACCATCACGCCTCCAGACTTGGAAAGCCAAGCGCAAATCATATCTGATCTGGACGCTGGCGAAGACGTGAACGGTTGGGAAGATGGTAACGGAAACACGATCTACGTTGAAAAAAAGTGACACCGCCTCTCGAATACGTTGACGCTGCTTGGTTGTCCCGTCACCTTGGGATTACCAAGCAGAGCGTTGGCAAATCCGCAAAGAGCGCAATAAAGGATGGATATAGAGGTACATTCCCCCGTCCGGATGCGTTGGTTGAGGGGCGTCCGTTGTGGCTTAAAAGTAGGTTTGGTTATGAAAAGAATTGATTTGACTAATAAAGTTTTTGATGATCTGAAAGTAGTGAGATTGAGTGACAAGAAACTAGAAAACGGGACAAAATTGTGGGAATGTTTGTGTAAATGTGGTGAGACAACATACGTGCCTGGTGGTAGTTTAAGGGCTGGAGTCTATAAGAGCTGTGGATGCAAGCGAGTCGCCAAACGAGACAAGGGCGTTGCCTACCACATAAAAACAGATACCGTTAATGGTACACGCAAATCGGCGTTAAAATCCAAACTCCACAAAGGTAATAAGAGCGGTGTTAAAGGAGTACGGTATAACGAGCAACGAAAGAAGTGGACGGCTCACATCGGGTTTCAAGGTAAGCAAATTAGCCTAGGTTACTTCAACAAAAAGGAAGACGCTGTAACTGCACGGAAGCGCGGCGAGGAAAAATATCATAACCCGATTTTAGAAAATGAAGATATAACAAAACAATACCCGCCGACCAATTGAAGGTTAGCGGGGATTTTACTACTTAACGATAAATTCAACTTTTGTTCCGTCTGCATATTCATCCAGCTTATGACCTACCCACGATCCAGCTCCACGATTATCCTTTGGACTTATGTACTTTATGTCTGCGCCCTCTCCACCTTCGGAGCACATCGCCATAGGCCACTCGTCCCGATCCTTGCCCTTTTTAGTGGGTACACCTTTCAGAGATAGTTCACGGTTATGGTCGGCTCCCTCGCGGTCTATGGTGCATACTGGTGACTTTCCGGCTGCTATAGCCTCTTTTATGTGCTGGGCTGTTTCGGGATAACGGTCTGATGGGAATTGTAGCTGCACGGCTTCCCCTGGCACTATTGTAGTAACCACAGGAGCAGAAGTTTGTACACGGGGCTTATCACCCCATTCTGCGTGGGATAGCGCGTTTATAAATCCACCAAATACTATTAACGCCCCAAGCAAGCAAATTGTAATACAGGTTTTACGCATGATATCCCTCCTAAACGTAAAAATCCCCCACCAGCGTATGCCAGCAGGGTATCACCGATGCTTTCGGATTATAAGTAAATTTCAGACTGAATTATTATGTAATATCATGAGGATAAGTCTAAACCCATTTCACCGTTCGCCTTATGGTAAACAGAGCTTATTTTCTATTTATTTATAACTTTTAATAATTGCAATAGATAGTCGCCGACAATTCTACCTTCATCTTCCGATTCTTTTTCTCGTTTTCCAAACTGAATAAAACCATTTCGAGAATAAAATTCTAATAATCGCGGTGCATCTTCACACTCAATATAAACGACTTTACCGCCCAATATCGTCTGAGCTTGAACAATTTTGTTTATGGCCATCTTCAAAAGCTCATCGCCGCTTATCTGTTGATTTAGACCATCGGTGAAACTTTTTCCTAACTGAGCGATTAAAGGAGCAGGCAAAAAGAAACCTTTGTTCACTGTGTCTCGTGTACCAAACTTTGCTATCCTTTTTCTTAAGGTTTTGGAAAGCCCATCATCTTTTACCGAAATAGATTTATTCGTCAGCGAATAGTATGCCACTAGTCTCGGCGCGTCTTTATATTGGAGAAATACCAACTGGGTTTGGGTGATCTGTTGTTTAGAAAACTCAATAGCCCGATGTTTTAAAAAATACTCCACATCTTTATTTCTAGGACACGAAAAATCAGAGAGGATACGTTTAACTTTCTCCTCTCCAAGTTGTTCAATCATATCTAGCAAAGGGAATTCGATATATCCTTTCATTAAAACTCTTTAAAGATCTCCTTAATTTTTTCTCCGCGGATTTCCCTATGCGCTTTAGAGAAAGTTACTTCTTTGCTCCGCTTTTTGTCAGCATTTTCTAGTGCAGAAATCAACTGTTGGCTTCTTTTTCTGTCTTTTAAAATAATGGTTTGTGTGATACTACTTGTTGCCATACTGTTGACCTCCTTTCGGCTTAGTATATGCAACATCCCCTGCTTTATGTACCTTCATTATAACTTTTGTATCTTAAAAGTAAATGAAATATGCATTAAAATATGTTTTTTTTGTGAACATTTAAAATTGCGCACTAGATATAGAATATGCTCTACGAAGCAATCAATATGTGGTAATAATGTTTTTTTTGAGCGGTTCAGTTGATGCTTCTTTTCTTATAGTGTCCGTTTGAACTAAGTGTAATACATTTCTGAAATAATATTAAAGCTTTTTTCGGTTGATTTTTTGCGTTTTCTGGTCTGTTTTTAGTCTTGTACAAAGAAATTAAACCTACAATCCATTGACAAAACGTTACAGCTATTTTTCAAGTACACGTAAAGGGGGTTGCAATAATAGGGTGATTTAATTTTGTTTTTGACAACCTTAAAATAAAAACACCCCACCAGCTTAGCCAGTAGGGTGTTGACTCATTCTCAAGCAGCCTTATCGTCTTTTGTACTTCCTGGTCGATCCTTGAACGCTAATTCAAACAACCCCGTAGCCGATAAGCCAGCCAATCCGCCAGCCCATAACCGCAGTGTCAAATCTAAGTCAGTAAACGGCGAAGCAGCCCACCCAATGAGTAGACCGATCACAACACCAACAGCAGGCACTACATTAACAGGCAAGTTAACGGTCTTCTTCACCAGTTGTACTAATGAAATAACCACTACTGCCAAAACAGATGCGAAAGCCAATACTTGATTCATAATTTCCATGATAAAATCCCCTTTATTATTGTTCTGGCAAACCTGCAGCACGCCGCAGATGGTTGGCCAGGTTGTTATAGTGTTGCATTTGCTCCTTGTCTCCGGCTTGTTTTGCTTTAAACCAAGCCGGTTGGAGCCAGCGGAAGATAATCTCTTGGGCATTGGATTTAAACAGTTTCACAGCTCCAGCAAGCGGCAGATTCTTTTCATTCAACCCGGCCGCTGCCCGTAGGTTGTTCGCAAGGTTGTGAAAATGCGTCTTGCCTTCCTGATCTGCTGCCTTCTGGCTGGCAAACCAAGCTGCCGATACATAGTTATCAATCAAGGATTGAGCAATATACACAGGTAACGGCGTAAAATCCAGCGCAGCAGGAGCCACAGAAGCGCCTTTAAGCTCTGTTTCCACGTCATAAACCAATTCCTTTAACGTCTTGCCTATCGTCGCTAGCGCTTGGTCTACGTCCCTCTTGCGGGCCGGGTCAAGCTGCTTATGGCTCGGTATGTGAGTACGTGGGTTAATCCCCCATTTATTGCAGCAATAGGCCAGGTACCATACAAAGCGTTTGTAAGCCTCCAGCGTGTCGATCTTGCCACCAAAACAAAGTTCTATACCAAGGGCAATATCGTTTGCATCGTCGCCAAAGCGATCGTTATCCGTAGTGACGTTATACAAGACATGCCAAGCTTTCTCGGCTGGCTCTGCTCCAGTACCTGTTGGGATAATCTCCAGTATCTTTTTGTCATCCACAAACACCTGAGCAGACGCCGACCGGTCTTTTAGATTTTGGAAATAGTTGAAATGATTATCCGCAGGCGCACCAGGATTACCTGTATCGTGTGCAACTAAAAAGACCGGCGCACCCGATGTTAATCGAGTACCCGGTCTTACGTTTTGGCGCTTGTTTATATAGCGCCGTTCTATCGTATATTTGGTTTTATTAAACAATTATCACAATCCCCCTTTTACAAATACCGCTGTAACGATAGCGATTATAGTCCCGCCCAACACAAAGGTCAGAAAGTTAAACCACTGTTTATTATTCGTAGTACGCTCCTTAACACTATCCTGCTGCGTTTGCTGGAGCCAGCTAAACAGCTTCATTTCCAACGTGTCAATCTTGGTCATCACCTGATCAAATTGTAGCTGCATCATACGTGTAGAATCCTTTAGTTGTCGAATCTCTTCATCATGCCGCCCTGTTGTCTGCTCGATCAGTTTAAACCGCGCCTCATCCGATAATGTTTGCGCCGATAACCGGGCGAATTCACCACTCAGATTCTGTAGTTGAACTGTTAACTCTTCTGTTTTCGTGTGCAATTGTTCAATCGCCATCACGTCTCCTTCCGGCATTCCCTTTCCCCCCCGTCTCTCTATAATTTCTCTATGATTAATAGCCCTACCACTCCGGGCGCACAAAAAAACACGCTCAGTATGGGCGTGCTGGTTACAGTTTTTCTAATGGTGTGCCATCCACGTCTAATCCCCAACTCGCTAGATATGCCTTAACCGGTTCCTTTTGTATATCTGGCACCTGAGCAAACGTCTTTATGCCTTTCATGATTAGAGATCCATATATGGCTGCCACGTTAATCACCTCCCCTCTTTAAGAGCTTTAAGTTCCGCCTGCATAGCAAGCATTTGCTCGTACATGTCCGCCATTGCCATCTGTGTATTTGTAAGTTCTTCGCGAAGCTTTGGTTGGGGTTCTGGCTGTTTGGTTAATTCCGCTATCTGTTCTGGCGTAAGTCCCTCAATCCATAGCTTGTCTGGCTGCTTAGGAACAATATATACAGGCTGTTCCCCGTCGATTCTACCTTTGGCCTGCCACTCGTCCAGCGCAGCTATATACGCCTCCTGCGCCTCATATACAGCGGATTGGTACGTTTGCCACGCCGCCAGATCAAAACGTGGCTTGAACAGGCCCGGCGTTGTAATCGGTACACCTACCGTGTAGCCTACAAGCTCTGGCTTTTCAGGGGCTACTATATCGCCCTGCTCTCCCACGGATTCGGCATAAAAAGGGACGACACCCGAAAAGGCATCGTCCACTAGCGTTTCCTCTAAATAGAGGCCGTTTGTATTTACTTTAGCTGCTGATTTCATGCGTTCCCCTCCCTTAGTTAGTCCGTTGTGAAGTCTAAGTAAATATTCACTTCATTGTTACTCCCACCGGATACGATGAATTTACCGTCCGCATTGATTAACACAGCAGCAAACACGTCCGTCGTCGTATAAGAATGTACGGGTCGAACCTGACCTACAAGCGGTCTATACCCTTCTGGCAGAATCATAAACGGCTGGCCTATTACGCCACTTTTAATCCGGGCCTTAACTTGTACCTTATTGTCAATTTTACGGTAGCCCAGCACACCCATACTAACCCAACCATTGAGGAGTGTAGTAGGTGTAATCCAAGCAGGACTGTCTTTATCAGCCTTCTTGTTCTCTACCACAGACAGACGTGTACTAGTTTGCTGTACACTATCTACCAAGTCCGCAAGCAGCGTCTTTTCGTTGGCTGCGTAGGAACCAACAAATGCAGCGACAGGCGATTTGTCCAGCATTAGGTACGTGGCGCTGTAGGATGCTGATGGATCGTATAGAGATGCATCCAGCCTAGCCTGCTTAAAGCCGTATAAATTTTGGTTTGCTGGTACGCTATGCGCGATTATCTCCCACGCCTTATCATCCTTGCTATTGCGATAAATACGTAAAATGTCACCGACTCTATTTTTAAGAGCGGAAGACGTAGTCGTAGCACCATTAATAAAATATTGCCCATTAAGCTGTGGCTTGACCACTTCGCGCAATACAATCCCTGTACCTACTTCAACCTGATTGTCTCCCTCAACAAAGGCGAACTGCCCCTCGCTTATGATAGGCTCCACGGTAGGCGTTGTAAGTTGATATACGAGTTGGTACGGCGTGTACCCTGCATAGGATGCCTGCGGAACGGTTTGCGTGTAATTAGCCGCCCCAACACGCTGAACCCAATACTTGGTGCCTGTACCGTTCCAAGTTGCCGTAGTAGCTACTTGAGCGTCTGCGGGAAAGAATGTATTAGCGTCATATGCTTTATAACCGTAAAAATAAGCCTTGATGTCTTCCGTCGTCGGCGTGTATCCGTCTGCCCACCCGCTGTCTGCAACAGGGATTGAGAGCCCAAGAGCATTAGAGGCAGCACTCAGGTATGATTGGTCAGCGGCACTAACTGGGAAAGCATGTTGAATGAGTTTTCCGTCATATTTTGCTACGCGCTCTCTGTCGGAAAGTCCGTTTGTGATCGGTAGCCGTACAACCTTATAACCTGTTGCCGTTTCGTAATAGACCCATGGTAACGAACCATCTAACGTCAATCCTTGCCAATTTTTATTTTTGAAGTACTGCCCGTCACGTTGAAACAACGTATCGGCGTTTGCCCCTGTAATTGGATCGGCATACAGGTCAGTTTGTAACGCCAGCATGGACGCGATATCGGACTTGTTTGCATCTGTCCAACGGATCGCATATGGATTGCGCACAGGCATTATACTGTCCACGTAAGGCCATTTAGCAGCTGCTTGAGCTGGTGTATAACTTGCCGCTGCTGCATAGTCTGCCTCGCTAATTTCATACACACGCACACTGTCCATATTAAACGTGCTGCCAGCCGCACCCGTGCCTGTAATGGTCAAGATGTGAAAATAGTCTGTGGCGGCGAAACGAACAACAGACGGTGCAAAAACAGAGGCCGAAGACACTTCATCCCCCACAGCTCCAGCAATGCCGTTTATGGATATCGCTACCTTGCTGGTATTGCCGTTTTTAACGTCAGCAATGGATACATACTTTTTGCCGGGCGTAGTTAAAAAGCTTGCTGAAGCTGTAGCGGGTACAGAACCTAGCGTAAGTTTGAAACTGCTGTTCCCGCTGGTTTTATTAGTTGTATCTAAAGCTATCGTCGTGTTTGAAGACCATAATCCTACGTTTTCGCAATTTCCCATCCGCCCGAGCAGATTCACCAGCATTCGGCCAGTCAAACCAGAAAGCTGGAATAAGGCTGATTTGGCAACGTTGATGACCTGTACGCCTGGTTGTAGTGTTACGTCCTGACGGGATATAGTGTTTAGGCGTTCCTTAACCTCATCCATACCGCCTGCAAAATTGTCTATCTTCTCCCAGTTGTCATTCATCATTGTTTCAACGTTGAAGAGATCGTTCCCGTCTGCCACAGGGTCCTTCATGTATAAATCCAAATTTGGTGTATTACTAGCCAATCGGTACACCTCCTGCAAAATTATTTAATGGTATGTTATTTATTTCATTGATCCTCATCACATTGTGTATTTCGCGAATAACGAGATAACGGAACTTATATCGTACTTCTAAATGCGCTGGTTTTATTTCTTCGATAGCATCTTTCAAATCCTGTAGATTTGGCGGCACCCCCAATGTACCAATAAAACGAATCACGAAATAATACTCGGACGGGAACACCGTAACATCAACTTCGCCGCGGTCATAGCTGTCTGCCACATTTTTAATCATGCTTGCAGACACTTTGCCGCTCCCGCGCATCTTAGAGATAACCACGCTGCGGCGTTGCTCGATCGGCTTGGAAGGCATTGAGACTATTTTTAGATCCTTCTCCCAATACTTAATGCCCCAGGTCGCCGTCTCCGGGTGAAACTGGCGGAATGTGTCCACTATTGCTGCATTCAACTTGTCGAACTCGATATCTTCAGCGTCCATTATCTGAACAAACTCTTCAATCTCTTGGTAATAGTCAGGCAGATAAGACATAAGTTTTTTAGACATGTACATCCACCGTCCCAAGCACAGCAACCGAATCCAAAGGTACTTGGATATTGCTGGTCACTCCGTTAATAGTCAGGTCAAAGTAATCGATAACAGGCGGCACGTCCAAGATAAAGTTTGCTATCCGAGTAATTCGTACCAGTGTATCGGTATCGTTAAAGGCCAAGCCTTCGAGATACTTTGAAATGCTGGCCTCCAACTGCTCTTTGACATCTTCGGGTGTCGCATCCCGTGCCAACTGTACTCGAACACTGACGTTTATAGGCACCTCCCCAGCGCCCACAACCGTGACAACCGGACCAATAGGCGCAGCGCCTTCACCGTGTCCATCCTGAGTAGGGTCTATATAGGTTTGTACAGCCTGCACTACTGCCGCCGAAGGAGCACGCTTGTTGTTGTCCAAGACGACCACCTTAACCGTACCTGGACCATTCCAAAGAGGGAAAGTCTTCGCATCGCCTACGCCGCTTACCTCCCGGGCCCACACGACATATTGGTTTTTATTTGCGCTTGTTATAGGTTTGGTAACTTTGTCCTGGTAGCGATCAAACAACGCTTCTCCTGTCTCGGTATCCTCGCCAGACACCAATAGATCGACCAACTCAGCACGCGCCAGGCCGTTAATGAAATCAATGGGCAACAGGGAACCCGAAAATTGATTACCTATTACGCCAGCCGTTTCGCATTCTACAGCAAACTGTCCGACACCCAATTTGCTGAGCACGACATAGTTTAGATCCTCGATACTGTAGCGACTACCAATAGGTACATCCATTAATGCGCCCTGGTTATCGTAAAACTTACCTCTCCAGTGCGCCTTTGTTGCCGCCTTTCGCACTATGCCAGACCAAACCACAGCCGAATCTAAATATTCCTCATTATCAGCATTCGGAAATACTAGGCTTATATTCGTATCCAGTTCAACATACATCTGGGCCAGTTCATTTGCAGCCGGAGCCAGGGCATCATAAATAACGCTCCCTTCCCGTTTATCCACGGTGTCTGGTATACGGGCCAGTAGACGTTCTAAAATAACTTCTTCAGTTTGATCCTCATACAATGCCGCCCACCCCCGTTTCGTCTCTGAAATTACCTTGTGTTGTAATCACTTCAAACTCTGCTAAGACATCGCTGCCGGAAAAGGAGAACTGAAAATCCCTCACATCTGTAATCCGGTCATCCGCCAGCAAAGCTTCGCGTACCAATCGCTTAAGCTCTGTCTGCACAAATAACCGGCTCTGCCCTTGCAGCCGGTCTACTTCTGCTCCGTAATCATCGGAGTATATGAGGTTTTCATAACGTAATGTCTGGAGTATCTTGTACACCACTTGCCGCATAGCCTCCAGACCGTCCACAATGCCGCGTGCGCGTCCGTTTGTGAAGTCTAAGGCGTATGTCTTGGTAGGCATTTCTTCCTCTTCAATTTCCTCATCAACGATGCTGCCGCCTTCTGGTATCATGGTTTCACCAACTTATCCAGCACAGCAAACTGTTGACCGCCTTGCATTCGTAGTAATAGCACGGCATCGCCTACCTTAAGGCCTTCGCGGATCACCAACACGTCAGGCAAAGCGGTTTGAGTGGCCTTTGTTGCCGTCTCAGTAGGAGTCTCGTCTTTATACACATGGCTATGTGTAAGACTAACCTCATAACGCGTTACCCGCTCAGTGATTAATAGAAATTCCTCGTCCAACACCAAACGTTGATCCACAGTAATTTCAAGCGGCGAAATAGCAGTGACCTGTCCAAGCATACCTTCGCTGGGCTTTGAAGCTTTCATAGTTTCCAACGCCATTTTTTGTAATTGTTTGTACATCAAATCACCTTCAATTCGAGTGACATGGTATGTTCTAAACCCGAAAATTTATGTGTACATGAATCTACCAAGTAAACTTGGCTTACTTTCAGACCGTCGATGAAGACAGGAACATAGCAGCCGGCGCGGATACTTAAATCCCCCATAGCATCTATACTTAAACTTTTGCTCTCCCGATTATGTAAGGTGAGCAAATTTTGCGCCTTTTGTTTTATTTGCGCTGCATTCATTTTCTCATCTACTTTATCGTAGAGTTGCAGCTTGCCCCACTTTTTAATATTGTTACCATCCTGGTAAACGTAGGCATCCCGCTTACCGGACTCTTTGTTATCCTGCACCAGCTTTACATAGTTGTAGGTCTCACTGTCTATGGATTTCTTAAGCGCGTATCCGGTCATTAGACTGCCATCACCCACAGATACAGATACAAGCATGTCAGCGGCCCGTTTAAGGGCCAGAGCGCCGAAATCATCATAGAATACATAGATTGACCCGGTAGACATAAGCGTCTGGTCGATGGCTTTATAGATGATGTCTAGCAACTTTTGATTATCCTCGACCATAGCGGGTATTTTGTATCCCGTGTCGGCAATCATCCCGGTCTTAAGTTTGAAGTCCTCCGCAATACGCTTGATAACCGCCCCGGCCGTTAGGTTTTTAAATACATATGTGTCATTGGCATTGAGATAGCGAATTTGGTCGTATGCGGTAATCTTCATATCGGACTTTTCCGACTGCTCCACCGAAAATACGTAGCCGTAAAATATCTTGTACTTGCCTTTGGTTATTCGAACGATATCCCCGTTTTGGACCTTGAACTTTTTGTTCTGGTAGATTCCGTCACGGACTAGCGTGATATCTACGCTACCTGGGCTCCCGGTGCGTTCGGTCTTCCAAGTTAATTCAGACACCAGCCCGGCGGCATTTTCCTTGCCCGCCATCGCCTCGCCGGACACCTGCCACACGTTACCGTCTCGATTGTCGATAAATATATCCATGCCATCACCCCGGCAGTCTCAGCACTTGCCCAACCTTTAGCCGCTTGGCCTGTGCATTCGTGATTTTGTTGAGTGTTTGTATCTCTTTGCAACGTGACCCGTCGCCCAGGTTCTTTTTAGCGATAATCCAAAGCGTATCTCCAGCTTTAACCTTGACCGACTTGGGTTTAACCTTCTCATTAGGCCTCTTAGCCTTCGCCTTTGTGGTCGTGGTCTTTTTTGCGCCTGCCTTGGTTGTGGTTTGCTTCACCTTGGCCTGCACCGCATTGTAAAACACGTACTTTTTGAATGATATTGTGTATTCAATGTCCGATGTACCAGCCACTGGCTTCCATTCGAATTCCTCGATGGTCACTGGCATGTTAATAGCAATTTCCTGCGGGCTCTTCTGCGCACCTGGATCAAAACTGATCGCAGAATAAATAAAGCGGATGGGCCTCTTAGTGTCCATCCACTTATCTATTAAAGCAATATATTCAGGTATAGGTCTCAATTCGTCCCCGTTAACAAAGGGGTACGCCTGACCGGGGAAGAAACTGTCAAACGATATTTCCGTCAGCTTTCGCGACTGAATTGCGTTAATCTCGCCCCCGTCGACGATTTTAAATGTGGAACCGTCTCCAGCCTCTTTGATACTCATTTCAGGTGGGTTAACCGGAATACGGAATGCTTCCTCCCCGTTGTTGTAGCTTAGTAGTATGGCGTGTTCCATTAGGTGTACACCCCCTGTGCCGTAGAAACAAATTGTTCTTCCAAGTGGTCGCCGATTTTCTTTATGATCGTGTCCACGTCAGCGCCATTGTTGATGTCTCCAGTTTTGACCTGCACTGTAGGCGTAAGAGTAACAAAGTTTTGGATAGACTTCATTTCTGCGATATCCCTCATGACCTTCAAATCCTCCGATGAGATATCTACCTTGTCTTCAATCTTGCCGACTTTATCTACCTTGCCAACGTTTTTCTTTTTGTCATTTCCTGCATTAGCTTTTTTAGCTGCATCGGCTGCTGCGTTCCATTTGGTGAAATCAAAAGGCTTATCTGCTGCGGCAGTTTGGTTTTGCTTGCGCTTATCAAAATATCTCTGCCGTGTATACTCCATCGTTTCTTCATGCCTCTGCTTCGCTTTAGCGGCAGCATTTGCTTCCATTGCAGCGATTTTAGCGCCGCTTTTGTTTTTGAAGTTATCAGCAGCTATCTTGGAATCATCCGCGAATCGAGTTTGACTGACAAAACTAAGTTGTACCATATTTGTGCTATTGAGGGCCTCAATCATGTCATTAACTTTGTCTATTACACCGTTAGCCATGTCTTGCATCGTCTGCATTACGCTGGCCTTTGCATTCATGAATGCTTGAGCGATACCGACTCCGACTTTTGCGAAAAAGATAGGCACTTGATCGAAAAAGTTCAAAATCTGATCCCACTTTAGCAGCATCGCTGCCGCCACCATATCGTTGGTTTGGTACACCTCGTACATCCACGTCACAATAGCCACCAGCACAGTCAGAATCGCAATAAACACATTTGCTTTCATTGTAGCGTTCAAAGTCGCCCACGCCGCAGAAAGCCCACGCGTAGCTAACGTTTGTGCGAATATCACAGCCGTGCTACTTCCTGTGGCGAAAGCTATGATCCCTTGCGTAACGGCTACAGCTTTCATGGCAATGTTCCAAGCGATAAACGCCGCCGCTACTCCTTTAACAATAGGAGCTATGTTCTGCCAATTGCTTGAGATGAAGCCGTATACTTGAGAAATAGCATTAAAAGCTTTAATCGCATTTTGTACTACCCAATCCAATTCTTTGCTCAGGTTAGCAAAGAATGCGTCAAACTTACCTTGTTTAAAAGCGTTATTCAGCATTTGAATCATTGGTAGCAGTGACTTAGTAGCAGCGCCACCAGCATCCGCAAACATGGATCTTACATTGTTCTTCATGATCTCTAACTGTTTGGCTGGGCTTGCCAGCATGGTGTCAAACGCTTTTTGACCCATCTTCTGAGATTCCAACAACTTGTCGAAGCTTTTTATGAAACCGTCGATATTTCCCGCTTTAGCCATGTCCACAATTCCAGACGCCCGAATATCTGACTTACCCATGTTGAAGCGCTCTGCTAAAGAAACAATGTCAGAGCTCAACGCTTCCTTTAGGGCGAAATTTGCTCCTTCTATCCCGTTTCCTGCACTGTCAAACGCATTTAGCCGTTGAGCAAGGTTGTTCAATTTTTCGAGCTGGTTGACATTTTGGGTAGCTGAGAAAAATGAAAGAGTTCCTTGTAAAGATTCATTCACATCTTGTCCGGCTGCCAATGCGTTTTTCTTAAAACGGTCAAACATCGCTTGTCCGACGTCTTCTCGATCTGTTCGCGCAACGAACATGTCTTCCATTTTCTGCTGATCCATTGCGCCGCCCACGGTAGCACTGAATAATTCTTTTATTCCTTGGAGTGACAGATAAGCAGCCGCCATGCCCTTGAGGTTAGCCAGTAAGCCGGATGATGCACCTTCACCCCTTCTTAAACTGCCATTTATCTGTTCCTGCAATTGAGCTATTTTCCGTTCCAAATCCGCTATCCGTAGCAATGCATTTTGAAGTTCAGCGGCATTTGCACCGCTGGTTGTCCGTAATTGCCGCACTACTCTAATCAGCCTTAGTACAAGCATCTGTAAGTTTCCGAACATCGCTTGCAGGGCTATCGGTAATTCAACCTGTATACGTGCGTGTATATGGCGCAATTGGCTTTCGATTTGTTGTCTTATACGCCTCGCTTGGTTAACCACATCCCCAGCATTCAGTGTTATGTCTACAACCGACCTAGTAAACATCGTCCTAATGCGGTCACGTATAAGTGATACTTCCCTTAATATGTCCGTTGAATTTATGATGATGTTTAACACTGACCCTGAACCCATTTGCCTGATGTGGTTCTTAACGACTTCAAGCTCTCGGATAGCATTCGCAGCGTCAATATGGATCAATATCCTTTCATTAATGGCTTGCAGAGCGCGTTGTACAGCGTTTAATTGTAGAATAGCGTTACTGCCATCTGCGCTGATTCGTATATTATTTCGTGCAATTGCTTGCAAACGTTCCATATGCCGTGTTGCATTCTCTACTGCTTGATTAACCGTATTCAGCCGTTGCGAGAAATTATCGAATAGCTGGAGACTTGCCGATACTGTTGCCATCGCTTCTCCTTTCTGGCATAAAAAAAGACGCCTTCATAGGCGCCTTCTCAACCAATTTATTTTTTTAGTTCATCAAATATCTTCTGAGCTTCTTTGCTGTTCGTTTTTAATAGTATCGTTCCTCTGGAAGACCAATCCTTAAGAAAGAATATCTCTTCTTTTGCTTTTTGGGCATCTTCCGCAGAGTTGTATTCTAAAATTTGAACAGGGTTGTTATCCAAATAGAGAATCTTGCCGTTGGAAGCCTTACCGTTTTCGTACTGTGACTTACCACGTTCTATGGCGCCTGCATCAGTGTAAGCTTTTACATAATCATCAAGTGTAGGCGTAGCTGCTTCTTCTTTGGCGGAAGAACAAGCAGAAACAATTGTTAATGAAATAACCAGCAAAAATAAAGTCAGGACTTTTTTCACACATAACCCTCCATGAATGGGTAGATTTTACCATCATTCTACCAAACAAAGAGGGGTTAGTCTATTAATTTCACTTCGATAAAATCTTCAATTCTCGCTCAAGAATCCCCTCGACATTATCAAATTGTGTGAAAGGTATTCTGATTAATTTGATGTCATTATCTTTGCAGTATCGGTTTTTAAGTTGATCTCTCTTTTTAACCTTCGCAAATCCTTCTTTTCCGCCAAATGCTTTGACAGGTCGGAAGTGTTGTTCTCCATCATACTCAACCAAACACATCAACTTTGCGTCTTTGAAAACAGCGAAGTCAAAGTTTAATTTAAGCTTGTATTTAAGATTATCAAAGGAATATTGAGGGATGTATTCAATGTTCGCATCATTCAGGAAATTAACTATTTTCAACTCGCCCTTACTTTTCCTACACACAGGACAGCCATGGCCTTTCCACAAGGTCATTGGTGGCGCTAAAAAAACAGTTCCACATTCCTTGTGCAAAACCTTGATTTTCCGCTTATCCGTCACATAAGGTTCCAATGGTTCGTAATCGTCGCCTAAAGCGAAATAAAACTTCTCTTCAAATTCTTCTTGCGTCAACCTTCTGTTCAAACCCCTTCGTTCCACGCCGCACCTAGGGCATCTTCTTCCAAGCGTCAAGAAATTATCTAATCTCGCGCCCCAAACATGACCGCAGACGTTGTGTTTTAGCGTGGTGTGTTTGGCTCTCCCCTTGTATTCCCCTACTATACTGAACTCGTCTCCAACTCGTTCGAACATCCTTTTTTTGACTTCCTCTAACGGTAAACGCCTTTTGGCGTGACGGATCTTCTCGGCACACATTGGGCAACGCCTTCCGGCCAAAAATTTGTCAGGCTCAACCAAATACTCATGACTGCATATTTTGTGTTTGATTAAGACCTTTTCTTTAGCCTTCTTATATTCCCCAAGAACGGTGTATTCACCGTTCCCAAGGATTGCGACACGTTCTAAGAACATTTGATGATCGAAATAACGTGGCATTAGAGCGTAACCCCCTTATATAAAGGGAAAATTGCTTCTAATTCATTTAACGTTTTGACTATATCGATAACATCAGCTTTTATATTTTCTTTGTCGTACAATTCATCGTCGACTATAGCAAGTAATATCCCTAAACATTGCTCTTTAAGTTTGTTTTGATACTGCAAGACGTATAATCGTTCCGGCTCTGATATATCTTCGTTGCTTACTCCTTGTACTTGAATTGCTTGTTTATTTTTTTGTTTTCTTGCGCGTTCAGTTCGCTTCCCTTCTTGAAAACCGAAGGTGTAAATAGTTCCTAACGCCAGCCAATGAGTTCTATCAAAACGATTCATGATATAGTCATAAATTTGGGTCGCTTCCCCAGCCCTTTGATCACTCGGTGAAGTGTGTAACCAAGTTTTGATAAATTCACTAACCTCTTCTGTCATACGGGTTTCTTTGGACATGTTTTCCATTGATGTTGCCTCCTTGTTAATTGCTAGGAGGTTGCAACCCGTGCTATAATATTTCACAGGTTGGCAACAACCTGATCGGGAAGTCCTTTGAACTCTTAGCGGGGAGATAAGGGCTTCCTTTTATTTTTTATCAAGGTGTTCCGAAAAAACGATCCTTGCCAAAGCAGCTAAAGAAATGCTTTTTTTCTCAGCCTCTTTTTTCAACTCGTTGTACATTTTCTCGGGTATCATGATATTCAACGCTTTATTACTCACCTCGTCACCTCCTACTACAAGAATACTACAACTCTTGTAGTGAATCAAGAGGCTTAGGAAACTTTTCTGCTTATTTCTTTCGAGCGGCTTTCTCTTGGTCTATTCGATAAGAGATCATGGCGTAAATAGCAGCGCGTTCACGCTGGCTCATTGCCATCAGTTCATGTGGCAGGATATGGAGTTCATGGAGAGCATAGTAGGCATAGTTGGCTTCCCCGCTATCCTGCTTTATGAGTTTTTTACTTCATCAACCAATTCGTTCATATCTTGATCATAACCACTCAGAGACTGCACTTTATCCAGTAAAGTGGAATACTCACCGGATAGTAACATTTTCTTAATGAGTGATTCAGCGCCCAGTACACCATGCGATTTTTGTAAGTTTGCATCCTTCAAGTTAGGGAATACAACCGCCGATACCACCATCTTGGACATATATGTCTCTGAATCAAATTCATTGGAATAGACGCCGTTCTTCCCTTTCGCTTTCTTCGTCGATTCCTTGCGCAAGACAGAATTCTCAGTCTCAGGAATACTTCGAATAACCCACTTCACTGGTTTCCCCTCTTTATCCTTAAAACGCGGAGAAATAGCTACCTCTTCTGTTAATTCAGATTCCACATTCTCCGCATAAAACAAAGTCAAGTCGCTCATTATATTAATCTCCTTTTAATTTAAATTAGGCTCCCAATGTAGGGGCGGTAAAGCTATCTTGAATATCCACATCATCAAAAGTAAAGTCGATATCCTCATCCAACACTTCGGAGCCAGTATCAACTTTGGCCATGATCACACTATCCAGGTTCACGCTTTTCAGAACTACAGTTTGTTTTCCGATTGAAGAGGAAGGATCTTCGTTAGTAATCAAAATTTCAAAGTAAGTATCCTTACCTGTCTTAATATAATCCAACATTAGTTGTCGGAATCTTGTTGTTGTATAGTAAATCGTCATGCTTCCCGAACCGCTCCAGCCGTTGGCTTTATGCTGGGTACCGCGCTTGCCGAGTGTTTTGACATCGGTCTTTTCCTTCTCTGCTGTAGCCTCAAGGGTTTTGATGTAAAACATTTCTTCCACATTGCCGTTAATCGTGGCAAAGGCTCGTCCCTCTTGACCGGAGATTGTATCTCCAGCTTTTAAGTACGCCATGTTATCTCACCCGCACTTTCTGATAGATTTTTTCGATGCTGTCTACAGGCTTAACAAAGTATTCAGCGTAAATTGCGTCTTTGTCGGTACCAGCTACTACCGTTACGTCTGTTTGGCTATTAAAATCCTCGATTGCGTTGATGCTTTGATTGAGTTCAAAAATCGAAATGGCTTCTTTCTTAAAAAGATTCCGTCCATCAGCATTATTGTCCACCTTGCCGATATATGAGCCTTCGTAAACTCTCTGCAAGTCAGTTCCAATTCCATCCAATGTACGAAGTACACGATTCTTGCGGAAATCTTTATTTTTGGTAGGCGTGAAACTGCGGAAAGTGTTGATGTCCTGCTGCACCTTAGCCTTGCCGTCCTTAAAAATGAAGAAGAATTGCCCTTTTTGAACTGCGGCAATTGCCTCTCGGTTGGTAAATCTAACGTCAACATCCACAGCATCGTCGTAGTCAGCGTAAGTCAATGACTGGTTAACGTTGGCCGCCGCTGTTGCAGCCGCAACCCATGCTACGGCCTTTGTTTTATCAATCACTGTACCATCGGACAAAATAACACCATTTGGCACATTGATTACACCTTCATAATCAGCTGCATCATAGTTTGGAACAACCAACTGTACATATTTCCCCTCATCATCACGCAGGCGCTTGATGTAGGTGGCATAAAGAGGCTTAAGGGTAGCGTCGTCATAAGGCAGACCCACGGTGTTAAACACTTGTGTTTCAATCGCCGCCATATAATCCGAATGATCTGCATTGGTTACAGTGCCGTTTGCCCCGCCAGCTAATGGGGCTCCTGCCGTAGCTGCCAGTGTTTTATCGGTAGCAGCTGCCTTGAATGTCACCCACTCATTTGCAACCAGCCCGTCAATGTTGGCAACCTTTTGAGTATTCACCTCTCGCCCCTCTACCAGGGTGCGAACGTTGAAGTTAGAAGGCGCATCAATATCAGCCTGAATCGCAATTGAAATATCATTCCCTCTCACGCCTCCATACTTCGCTGTAGCGACAAGATTGCCACTTGTGACTGTAGCCTTTGTCCCTTCATTCAGGCGGTACACCAGCAGTGTTTTGGCGCGCTTAAGAGCCTCCTTAACCAACAGGAGGCTTGTGTCTGTAATGTCGTATCCCAACGCTTTTGCGATATCATCACCAGCATCAATAGTAATGATTTGTTTTACTGGCCCCCAGCTTAATGTCAACGGCAGGGTGACGGTACCACGGTCACTTAACGTGCCTAGCGGTTTAGGCTCAGATACAACGTTGGTATATACGCCAGGTAGATCCTTGTTCTGTGTAACCCATGTGCCGGCCATTTACTCGACCTCCTTCTTCAACCATTCGGTAAGAACTCGTTTAGCTTCACCGATGGTGTAATTCTGTCCGTCTTCAAGTAGGACGCTTAGTGTATCTTTTTCAATCTGTGTAAACTGCTGTGAATCTTGAAATTGCTCTTTGGCAAAACGGGGTTCTACCGAAGCTGCAGACGTTGCCGTCTCTTTCTTCGTGGGTGCCACAACAGGCGTTGCCCCGGTTTCTGTTTCTTGGTTATCAGCCACGTATACCAGCCTCCTGTTTTAAAGTCATCATTTTTGTTTCTGGTCCCTTCGGACGCATTAAATGGACATTCACATCTAGGAAGAAATGCAGCACATCATCGACGATTTGGTGTTTCATCCCCACCACCCTGTACAGGCTACCTTTCCATTGGATGTATTCCAGTTCCTCGTATAGCCGGTCAGCCACGGCCTCACACTCACGGCGTTTTTCCAGGTTATCAGGGTCTGGAAAGTAGTGAATGTCGAAACTGTGTGTCCGCATATAACGGCGATCTAACTCTCGAGCCTGAGATCCGTCTATAAGCAGCACAAAAAAGCACGGTTCCTTGAAACCCTGCTCAATTCTTTCGTCGTACACCGAGACACCCGTTTTAAAGGTGCTGAGGTACTTTAATATTCCGTTTTTAACATCTTCCATAGCATCACCTCAAATGGTCCTCTATGAAGCGTTTAAGCTTGCGATCCATGAGCGCGGGCAATTCTCGTTCCAGTTCCCTTTCGGAAATGGTGAGCATGAATCTGCCTTCCACCCAGCCCGTGTGTAACCGGGTGCGGTGCCCATATTCCACATAAGGCGCATATTCGATAGGGTTAAACAATTCGATGCTGTAGCCACCGCCCACACGCTCCACAGGACCTAACTGCCAGTTACGTCGGAGCATTCCCGTATCTACAGGAGTCCTCGCTACAGTCTTAGCCAGGAGCCTACTGGCAAGTTCTCTTATGCAGTCCTCCACAAAGCGCGGATAGTCGGCTTGCATCTTTCGCAGGCTTTTGCCCAACTGCTCAAACTCTGAAAAATCAAATTCAGCAAAGCTCATGCCTTACCAACCCGCTTCATCTTGATTTCCTGATGGGTTGGGTAGATAAACGGTTCGCCTGACTGCTGAAACTCATAGCTCATGCCATCCTGGGTAACAAAGATACGGCTTCCGGACGGGATGACAATATCAGGCGCAATAAACAGCTTGCCGTCATATGCAACATCATTGTTCGTGTCCGTTTGGGCCGCGCTTGGCAAGGATGCCTGAGACAATGCACACGGTTGATTGTCGAATATAACGCCTTTGCGCGGTCTCTCAGTGCCTGTTACTGGGTCTTTGTAGGTTGTCTGCCCTTCGACGCGGCAAACGCCCGTATAGGTCATTTCGAGAAGCATGCGTTCCATCGTTGGGTTACCTAACTGCATACTACCACCTCAATCTGCGAAATGCGTTAAGCTGCGCGACATATGCCTTAATAAAGGCCGTACCCTCAACGCCCTGCTTGGCATCCGAAAAGAATGTGAATTGCACGTCACCGCGCTTGATGCTTTGGACGTTCTTCTCACCCTCGCCAGCTGCAGCCGGAGCTACAAACTGGTTGAGGTAATAGTCCTTTGCGATCAGAAGCACCGTGTTTTCCAATTGCTCCGGTATGTCGGATATATTGCAGTAGTTTTTGATACCATCAATCGTAAAGTTGAGGGCAAAAGACAACTGCACATCCTTATCTGTTTCAGTAACTAGCAGGCCCAGTAGAACCTTAAGCTTAGTCAGCAATGCTTCAAGACGCTTCGGGTCCATATTACTCACCAGCCTATTCAGTTTTATTTGCGGTGTCCGCTTCGGCTTTATTTGTGCTGTCCGGTTTCTTTGCTGATGCTACTTCCTCAAGTACGTCTTTTTCAACTAGCTTGGCTCCATACTTATCGTCAAGATCGATTTCACCAGAATTCACAATAACCCCGGCTTGGATCACCGGGGATAGTACCTTATATTTTTGTTTTGCCATGTTATAAGTTCCTCCTATTAAACCGACAGGCGGTAGATTTGGGATGGTTTTTGTACAGCTACGAAAGCAGATTCACCAACGTATACTTCTTCGGATGGCGGTGGGCCTTCTTTGACGATAGGCAGTACATAGATTCCTGGTTCAAAGTTCTTTTCGATTGTTGGGCCTTGCACTGTGATGATAGGTTGTTCACCCAGCAATGCAACTGTACGAGCTTCAAGCAACCGCGCGGGCGCTGCACCTTCCAATGAAACCACATCGTCGTTAACACGGATTGTAATTGGAGCGTCAGCAATTTGTGTGATGATGCCTTGTACTTGCTCCCGTGTAGGCAGCATTGCGCTGTTTACGCCGAACAATGCGCCTCTTGTCTGAGCGTTGAGAGTCAGATCCAGCATAACGTCACCCGAAATGTCGATATAGCGCGGCGCTTGGCCTGCGTTAGCGTCTTTGTATGCCTTAATAGCCACTCGTAAATCATCCAGCGGCGTAGAAGCAGCACGATCCGACCATAGAACTGTTGGTGTTACCTTTGCGCTCAACCCAAAACCAACGTTAATCTGAACATCATTTTTGTTATACACGATAACCCCGTTATAAACGGCCTGCGCTCTCAACCATTCCTCAGTATCGTTCACGCCCTCAATCAGGCGGTCCGTTTGGTCATAAATGCGTTGGATTGCCCTTTGACGTTCGTTTTCAACACGTGGATTAGTAAACTTGAGTTGTTCGCGTTCATCCAGGCGGAAACCGTGCTGAATCTTCGTTACTTCTTGCGTGAGTGTTTTCAAACCTTGCTTGTCACGCAGTGGTGCTCCCGAGTTCCACCCAGTAATGGAGGCGCTTGGTGCATAGGTTTGCGTAAATACGTCATAGCTAAAATCAATGTCATATGTTGTGTCCGTGGCGCTAATAGCCTTAAGCAAATACTGTCGCGCAAGCACCCGGTTTTCAACATACCCCATGAATTCCGGTTGTTTAAATTGATCCAATGAAAGAATACCCATTTATATATTCCCCTTCCTTAATCCCTGCTTTAGTAGTAACGGTAACGTCCGGCTGCTGCCGTTTTGAATGCCGCTGTAACGCCTGTGAGTTTGCTTTCCACAACCAAGGCTTCTGCCCATGCGCCAACGATAACATTCTGCGTGGTTGCATCGCCTGTAAATGCGTCATGGCTCGTCAGGTACACTTTGCCTGTGTCCGCATCCGCAAACGGTTTACCCAGCCCATTAGCTTGGATGCTGACTGCTGTACCAGCCGGTACAAGTGTGTTTACAGCAAACTTAGTGCCATCCAACGTCACCCCACCGATCTTTTCAATGGAGCCCTTCACTGTATAAAGGATTTCCTTCTGTGATCCATACTCTTTAACACGTGGATTCAAATTCATTATTTTTCACTCCCATTTCTTTGCTCGGCAATTGATTTGCCTGCGTCATAGCCCTTCAATGGTGCTGGTGGGTTGCCTGCTCCTGCACCTTCTGCTGGTTTAGCACCTTTGAAAGTCGGTTGCGTATTACCTTCCTCTTTTTGCACAAACAAAAAGCCCTTGCTTTCGCGCAGGCCAGTGAGTTGGTCGTCTAAGCCACCTTTTACAGCGCCGTTGTCGTCCAGTTCGATCTTCGTTTTGTCCAACAGCCCAGCTACAATGTCCGGGTCATGTGCTTGACCGTTTAACGCCAACTTGAGCGCAGTATTCAGGCTCATTTCTTTCAGTTTGGCTTCATACTGATCTTTGGTAGCTTTATTTTCCCCCTGGAGCTTTTCAATCTGCGTTTTTAATTCCTCTGAAGCTCCAGCAGACTTCTTCAATTCTTCCAGTTGACCACCTACGCTGTCCCTGTCCTTCTCAGCTTGCTTCTTGGCCTCGTTCACTTCATCAAAACGAGTCTTTGGGACAAAGCCCTTTAACTCATCTGCCGAAGCTTCCGCCGCCTTTGTGGCCAGTTCCTCAGTCAATCCCAATGCGACAAATTGCTCTTTATTCATTACATACCGCTCCTTCATCTTCGTTTTTTAGCCTGGTCTCGACCAGTGATGTCTTGTGTTTTACGCCCACAATACCAAACGGCGGTGATTTACCTAGATACTCAATAAGGTAGTTCCGCTTTTATGCTCGCCCATCCAGTAGGAGATACGCACAATGTAGTCAATTCAATTCGCGGATACTCATGTTTGTTTACCGCTACTTTAAATTTATTAATCGGCTCCCACGGGATGAAAAAGGCTATTGCCAAGTCAATGGTTATTTGCATAGCTCGTTCGTTGTCATAAAACGTAACCAGATCATCAATAACCAACTTTCCAGTCTTGTTTAGTTCATACTGCCACTCAATGTTCGATGTAGGTTTTCCGGCAAACCCTATTTTCTCTTTTAAGATGTCAATGACCTCAGCACTGGAAAGTGCGTCTGCCTTTACAACTCCCCTCATGTCTGCCCCTCCTTGTATTTTTCGCAAAATAAAAAGCCTGCTGCATCTAAATGTGCAATCAGGCTTTAATCTTTACTATTTTGTTTTTCAAACGGCTCTTTGACTTGCCTTAGCATGTCAGCAGCTATTTCTTTAGGCGATTTAGTGAAATCCAACTTCAGCGGCGTATCATCGATTAAACCGATAGTCCGCTTTGGCTGCTTGGAAGTCTTCGACATACGTCCACCCCAGTTCTTTAATGATCAATCGCAACCACAGATAATCCATATACTCATTCTTGGCTGTTTCTGACATTGTAGCATAGTTCTCGCTGCTTTGTAACTGCTCAAGTGCGGTCATAGCAGTGGATTCCAGCACATTATTAAATACAAGCAGATCGGATGATTTGCCATTAGATGATACTCCACTTACTCCGCCATCATGCCCAACTGCAAGTAGGCTAGCAATGGCCGGATAAATCGCCATGTTGCGAATATCCTTAACGTTAACCCTTGTACCTCTCGGATGATTGTGAGTCAGAATCACGCTATTCGGCGATGCTTTGATAAGCGAATCGTGTATCTCAGACGTGAATGTAACCTTATTTATGACACCATCAGCTCTGCCGATTTTCTTACCTGCTGTCTGATCCATAATGACCATGATTTCTTTGCCTGCTTTGTGACCTTCCCGGGCAAGACTACGGTTAACCTCAGCTAACTTTTCCAATACCGGTTCAGAGACGTTTGGCAGATCAACATGGTAAGAAGCTTTTGGGTTGTACTTCCGGTTAAAACTTCCCCCAGGCTCTTCAACCTCAGGATCCGGCACGCTGCTTTCTGTGGATTCACTAGGTGTGCTCGGCTTAACATATTCCTTTTCCCATTCGGAATAAGTCATGTCACCCGGCACTGCCTGATTTTTACCGTCCTCATCCCGTGAAATGCGTTCTTGAACGTTGTCCTCGTAATAAGGAATCGTAGTAGAACGGCAATATGCATGCAACGGTGGGTAATTGACACCTACCTCAGCCTCTGACACCGCAAATGCCTCTCCATCCATGTGCCGGCAGATAGAAGATGTACGCTTATCCAGCGTTGCAGTGAACTTGTACTGCTCTACGCCCAACTCCTTGTATGCATCCATACGAGACTGGCCGGCAAAGTAAGCTGATTCCGTTTGTATGATCCGTGCTGCAGCTGATCGGGAAACGCCCATGCGGTCAGATAGCGCGTTAATCATCTTATCCGGTGTATCGCCGCGTATCATGCCTTGAGTCAATACAGTCTGGAGCTCATGCACCAGTTTGTCTCGATCCTTCCAGATACGAGCGCTAAAATTAGATCCATCGGCTGCCCAAGGCTTCGATAAGACTGCCTCTATCTGGCGTTTGTCCAGTTTGGAGAATGTAGCATCTAGCCCTGTGCCTTTATGGAGCTCGAAAATGGAATGATAGTACCCATCCTTGTATATGTCGCCCATAAGCTCTTTAGCGCCTGTCTGACGCTTTCCAGTCAGTACCTCGACATGTTGCCGCATCTGCATTTGTAGGGCTTCTAAACGAGTCATACGCACTCTTATGGACGCATTCTCAAGTTCTTTCATCCACCGCTGATCAACGGCGTTTTCTCGCCCTGCCTTGATGTAATCTTTAACAGTCCACTTAAACTCTTTGAGCTCCCCAGCTTTGAGCACTTGCCGCGCTTCCGCTAGGCTGATCTCGTTATTTTTCGCAAACCGCTGGTAGAACACGTCAATATCCTTTTGGATGGATGCGTTAGCCTTGGCATACTCCAGTTCCATCTTCTTAACGTAGGCATCACCCTTGCTTAGCTGCGCCTCGTTGAGGGCATCCATACGGCCTGACCAGTATTCCTCGGACTTCATGATTGCTCATCCTGTTTAAGGTCTGCCTCAGGAGGGTTACCACCTGTACCGCCGTATGATTGGTCTGTTGCAATAGTGACCGCTTCGGCACGTTCTTCTTTAATCCTATCCAGTTCTTTTTGAACATCCGTCACAAATGGATGATTGGCAACAAGGGTTTCATTGGATAATGTACCCACGCTATTCTTAACATTCTCGACAGCCTCGGTTTCATTAATCATCACATCACGATTAAGAATGAATTCCACGTCATACTTAGAATAGTCAACTTTAGTCGTGTTATATAAATGTTGATCTACAAACCAAAGAAGCTGCTCAAGTGACGCTTGGAATTCCGTCTCAATTGTATTCGCATCCAGATCCAAGTCCTGATAAAGCGAACGAAGGGCTATGCCAGATGGATTATTACCAAACTTGTCCGTTTGCGTGTCAACGCCGCGCCCAAACTCATAAATACTCTTCCGCAGTTCAGCAATATGATTACTTAGGGCTGTTGTATCGATATCGATACCCAACGTATCAATGCCGCCGTCTGCTTCAACCCTAACCATACGTAATTGAGCTAAGTTACGCCGTGCGTCTTCCAACTTTCCGCCACCGTAATTCTTCAGCACAATAATACTGCTCGGCATATCCTCGATATTGTCCGCATTCTCCGACATCCGCAAATCATAATCATCAACCAATGTTTTGATCATTTCTATAAGCGGCTGTTCTTCGTCGTTGTACTTGAATGCAACAAAAGGCGGGCGTTCCCAATTTAACGCCATTTCTTTTCCATTTACCTTGGCAGTGAAGTGATCTCCGATTTCGCCTATAGGCTTAAAATCATGCGACACGAGTTTATCCTGAGTGAATCGCAAAACCCCTTCTGAACTCCAAAACTCAATTATCGTAATGGTCTTCTTGGTTTTAGCTTCATAGTAAACGACATCGAAGAAGCGAATTACAGCATCCAATTCTGTATGTGCTGAATCTTTCCACAGTGGGACGATTTCCTCACTTGGTATACTCTTAAAGGCAAGTTCCCCAGTCTCGGTGTAATAAACCTGTAGCCAGGCTATACCATTATTGATTGCATTCTTACCTACGTTTTTAAGCGTCCGCTGAAAGTCCTTACCGAAGTATTCTCCAAGGTGCTTCTTGTATTCTTCCGGCCCATCTGTTTGAAGGCTGAAAGGCTTAGAAAGTAAATATCCCGTCTTCTGATCCACGAGTTTACGAATGAATCCGTGAATCAACCTATTGTTAGCGAGATTATGAACGTCTTGCCTTACTCCGCCTTCGCCAATAACAGTCCGCTTCTTCTCCAGAATTTTGGTTTTGTTCTCATAGTATGCCTGCCCCAGTAACATGAGCTCTCTTTTAAGAGAACCCTTAAATGTGGTTATCTCTTGCATAGCGATTTCCATATCAGTCATCGGGGAGTTTTCTTCAAGCATGCGAATAATGTCTTGTGTGGTGCTCAATGTGTAACCTCCTTCCTGTATTAATCAAATGAGATGCCCGGCTGCCTCATATCATCCTCAAAGGCGTACCGTGTAGCATCAATGGTATGATTGTCCTTATCATCCAACCGAGTCCGTGGATTGCCATCTGCGTCCGTCTGATAGTCGATATTTTCAAACTCTCGGGCAGTGTTTGGCGTACGAACTGGGTCGATGACTATTTCCTCTAAGTCATCCAGCCATTTTTCCCCGTATTCAACCGATCCGGGACCTTTCTTAGCGCCCTTGAAGCGACAATAAAGCTGCATTTTTAATTCATCCACCGACTTCGGCTCTGCGCTGTCCGCTATTGTTAGCTGCTGGTCATACTTTTTCTTCTTGAGTTTCTCACCCAACTCCCGGTTAGCTATCTTCACACCATATACTTCATCCAAGGCGTAGATTTTCCGCCGTGTTTTGTCGTAATGCCAGCGAACAAAAGCCAGCGGATCGACACCATAGCCCCAGTCATTTCCCTGCCGGATGTTATCGAAGCTTTTAACCTCTTCATCCGTTATCGTTCGGAATGTAAGATTATCGAACGGCACAACACCACTCCCTATCGCTTTGCCTAGATACTCCCACTCATACCGTTGGAATCGCGTACGCTTCATTTCTTCCGCTTCTCCTATGCTTTCTCTGGAGAGGTACGGATTGTTCAAATAGGTTGAGTGGTGCACATACGTATTAGCCGGTATAAATTGCGATTCATACAGCTTGTTAACCCAATTTTGCTTGCGTTTTGGTGGGTTATAAGAGTAATAGAACGCATAAAAAAGACCATCCGGCAGTTTCGCACGCAGAATGGACTTCTCAATAGTTGACACTTCATCTTCATTTTTAAATTCAGCCATTTCCTCTATCCAAAGAAAGGCTATTGGGAACTTGGACATCTTGATTGACTTGATCTTTGCAGGATCATCCGCACCTCGGAATATTATCTTATTACCGCGGGGGATGTAGACAAGCTGTAACGGGCTTTTAACAACCCTCCAATACTCAGACACCCCGAGTATCTCTATCGCTTCTTTTAGCTGCTCAAACACGGATTCTTCAAGCGTACGGGCAACCTTACGAACGCACAGGGTAGTCACTGGGTATTTCATCATGTCTTTAATGATTTTCAGTCCTATATGGGCTGACTTACCCGAGCCACGTCCGCCTTTAAGTACGTGCTTCAGGTATTTATGTGAGTTGGACACCCGCCAGAAGGTTTGAAAGTGGGGTGTAACCTTCTCGGATAGCTTAACCTTGAGGGCTGTCATCTTCATCACCTAAGTCGTCCACTATTACCACGCCAACACTTCCATCAACCTGCTGCTTATCGGTCCACATGGCGTAACGCTTGCCAAGTAGTTCAGCTGCCTTTATACGGTCTTTGCCGTCCAGTTCCTTTTTAACAAGCGATTGCTCACCCATGCCCATGCCAAGAGGGTATTCTTCCTTCACCTTCCCGCGCATAACTTCGCTCAGGAACTCCAGTATTTCATCCTGTTTGGCAATTCGTTCACCATCTTTGGCGGCGATTTTTTCGTCTATCAAACTTCTAAGTTTATCTAAGGTCTGAGCACCTTGTACATGTGGCTGTTTATATCCTGCCCGTCTGGCTGCTTCTGTACTATTCCCAGTCTCAACAAAGTAGTCGATAAACCTCTTTTGCTTCTCTGTTAGCTTCTTCTCTGTCATGTCATATCACCCACCCCCGTGTCTATGTATTCTCCATCCTTTAAATGTACTGCCCATTAAACCTTACTGAGTTAAACATCCCTAAACGTAAAGCTCTTTGCCACCCGTCAGTTGATAAAGTATCTTCCCATTTTTCCCGCGACATTATAGCCTGAGCCTCTGTTACATCGAATTTCTTCCGTCTTGCTCTGTAATAGGTAACGTTTATCTTTTTGTCTCCTATGGTTAACGTGGCGATATTACCCCGTGGAGAATCAGGAGGCTTTTCGGTGCGCCACTGCAATTCATGCGTGATGTATTCTATATCGTTCGAACCGCAATTCGTACACACTTCTTCCCAAGCGCTTATTTCTTTCCTTGTCAAAAGTGCACTCAAAGTCCGTTCCTCGGAGATAGCAGGTTGGATTCTCGCTTCCATGAATGTATCTCCACACGCTCCACATTTCTTCATAGGTGCTTCCTCCCTTATCTGGTCATTCTCCATAGCCTAAAACGATCTATAAGGCGTTCATACCACCTTGAGCCCCGTCCATCTGGTTCGATGTATCCTTCCACCCGTACAAGCGCGATGTTTCTGTGATGTATAGAATAAATCTCGGCATCATACACCTTGTGAAATGTAAATACCTTCGTCCACCTTGGACTTCTGTACCAAGCAAGGAATACTTCTACCACTTCGCAATCATCCACAGGGAAACGATTTACGAACGTCTCACCATTCACCATATGGATAGACAATGTTATTTTTTCTTCGGCTTTGGTTAATAGACTATTCATGCTTCCTCCCCCACGACAAATAGACCCGTGTATTCTAATTAGCTGTCACCTCTCAGCTATTTTCAGATGTATATTACGGGTCTATTTCTCCTCATTAAACATTCGGTCATATGCTTGCTCATATTTGGTCACAACGGATTCCAAGCCTTCTATAGCCTTCTTCCTTCGTAGTTCATTTCTCCATTGCCACACAATAAGCCCGATGCCTATGAGAGCTATGACTATCAACAGTATCTGAATAATCGTTTCTGGCAGCACTACAATGACATAGTTATGACCCAAGTTTATTCCTCCCTAAAGCGCCAACATCCACCCTTACATCAAACAACGCCTCATCGCCAATATAAACCGTGCCTATCTGTATTTCCCTCGATGGCTTGTCATCACCACTCAAGCATTTATACTCCGCTATCTCCTGTGGTGTGCCTTCTATGGTTCCGTCTGTATAGAGTTTCATGGACTCACCTCTTCATAACTTGCATGGAATATTTCCGGTGGAACTGAATAAAACTCATCACCGAGCCCAAAAATGATGAAATCCCCATGATAAGCAGTCATATTACCTCCTGCCGTTGAAATGAATATGCGCTCATCTTCGGCAACTTCGATTATCTTTGAAGGCTTATTTCCAATTAGCCCCTTCGCCCACTCAGCAGCTTCACGGTACTTGGTTGCATCATATTGAATCGCTTCAACCTCTATAGGCTTTTTACGGTACTTCGCCATTCATATCACCCTTTCAGCAAATAAAAAAAGCCGCCTACGGCGACTTATTAACAACGATATTCAGAATCATTCTTAATCTTGAAAAATTAGTTCGATAGACTTCACATCATTATACTTATAAATTTTTCCATCCAAATCTATGTTCTGGTTGTCTAGCTTGCCTTTAATGATCAGCTTCAACAGATCTCCGTTTTCTTGTTTCGACCAATCGTAGACATCGAAACCTTCTGTCGTTGCAGTCATTCCATTTTTAAACTTATAAGCAATAGCCATCTTCATATCTAGTTCCCCCAAGTACATTTATTGTCGTTCAATGTCGACATTTTTATTGTACCGGGAATTAATCCCAATTACGAATGAAATATTTCTTCATACACCTAATTATTTTTATTGAAAGAAAGAGAGTGTTAGTTACACGTTGCCATCTGCACTTGTTTTGGAACGACTGATATTAAAACACACAGCGGAATCGAACCGCTATAATCCTGTATGTGTCATATCCCCGGACTAAGCCGGGAAAAAGGTGTTACTTAAACGGTATGTGTGCCTTCAACCCCACGGGCTTCACGTTCTAATGTCCGTTTTCGAAGCCAGAGAAGTGCTTCTTCCAACTTTGTGATCGCAACTGCATTATCCCGACTACGGAACTCACTGTTTTGGAATCCTTCCAGACGAGCAATAACCATAGCAATTAAATCTTCGCCGGTTACTCCATTAACTCCAGCTTCTTGGATCGGTCCTTCTTGGAAATGAACACTGCCCAGGACATTACCATCATGGTCGTGAACTTCAAAATAGTGCGGCGCGTTGTACTGGTAGTTCTTTTCATGATGAACCGTAGTATACTTTTCAGTTAGCAATCCGTTCTTCAACTTCACCAGTTCCAATTTATGCCCTCCTATTTGAGTTGATCCACAAGCTGCTTGATTACAGCCGGCGTACTGATACGTTGTCCATCTTTACGGTTACCCTTGATGTATGCTGCATCCTCATTACTGTAGTAGACTACACCGTTGCCCTCCACGACTGGATAGCCGCTTTCGTCTGCTTGCAGCTCAGTAGCAACATGTTTGCCGTGCTGTTTGGCATGTTCCTCATCGTGCAGATGCAGGATGCCATACTGATCAAGATATGCGTAATTTTGTGCCATTGTCTTCATTCTCCTTTTTTTCAAACGCAAAAAAGCGGCGGTTTCCCGTCGCTCTCTCACTTGTATTTTGGGTGTATAGCTAGGCGAAATGCTGCCCACAGCTGAATGATATCATCTGAGCTGCCGCCTTTTCGACCTGCGTCCACATCCGTATCACAAGGTTCCCCGAACACCTTGCATGTATGAGCTGCCCGACCTCTTGTGCTCATACGCCCCTTCGCCCAGCTTGATACTCCTTGATGGATTCGAACCACCGACCAACGGCATATAAGGCCGCTACTCTTACCACTGAGTTAAAGGAGCAAATAGAGACGGTAATTATTTCTCAGCGTTTACCGTCAATCGCTATAGTCCGCATTACGTGCGGAACAATCTGCCGCCCTTATTGATGGGGTGTTATTACCCTCTTTACGGCTGTTTTAAATTTGGTGTAATTAGTTTCGATGTGGACAAGGGACTTTCACCCTTGCATGGTAAATTTCACGGTATCTCGTTTACGCACGATATTGCTGGAGCTTCAGTGCCCTTTTACCAAGAGCCATTAGCTACACCGTTACATTGCGTCTATCTTCCGCCACCACATCATTGGATAATCCTCTATCAAACTATAAGATAACAATCGTTTATAGGTTATCCCTATATATAGGTGGCGTTTGCCCCACAGAAAACAGGTGTTTTAGCATAAAAACAGATTATTATTGCGGTTTTCTTGAATTTTTTCTTTTGCTCGCTTTAATAGCGTCGATATATTCCCTCTAGATAATCCCAAAACATCCGCAATATAGGAATGTGGCATGCAATGTCCATATGACAGTAGGAAGCAATCACGCTCCAGGTCGGTCAGCACTCTTAATGCTTCTTCGATTTGGAAGTAGTCGCTATCAGTCAAGTTGCTTGGGCTTCCGGCTTTGGAATTACTAACGTATGCCTGCATGCGCAATGGATCTACTAGCTTTTCTCGCTGGTATGCTGCCAACCGTTCGACACCACGTTTATTCCCTGGGCGCCGACCTGTCACCAGCCATTCTTCCACGAACTCACAATCACTCACCATACCGGATATAACCTTCTTGTCGTCCGCGTCAGCCTTCTTATATATCCTTGCAGCTATGTTCCTTGCCTTGCGGTAGCTTAATGCTGTAGCCCCTCCCAAGTCTGTTACAACGGGTGTTTGTTCCGTATCCTCGTCCGGTATCATATTAGCACCTCCTAGATGAAATCAAATATGTTTGTTTGCCCTTCCTGCGGTGCGTCTTCTGCATCCTGAATGAGTCCTTCGTCTATCATCCATTGTGGAGCTTCGTATAAACGCTCCATCCATATTTGATCGCCTGCCTTGGTGCGGGCTGGGTTCTTCGCTTCAGCCTTTTGCGTCCATACCCAATACGATTTAGCTTTCACCAATACGTTGTTATCTGCCATATTTAAACCTCACCTCGCTCGGCTCAATCCTCTCAATCAACATATACCTATCTATACTGACTACACCCACATATAACAGTAATGCGCATAATATAGTGGTATAGACTCTTATCATGGGGTGTCTCCTTTATCTTGCAGGAGAGCATGATATGCTTTGGTCATGTCGTCCAGTTTCTTTAATGTCGCTTCATATTCTCCACGGCTTACACAATTTGTTTGTAACCCTTCATATGCTTTCTCAGCGGCGGTTAAATCATCATTCCAGCCCATTGCAGCTTTCTGAAACCGTTCGTATTCCCTTTTTAGTGCTGCATATTGTTGGAGCCAGTAAGGAAGAGCCACAGAAAACTCAGATGCGTTATATGGAATATCGCTATCCCCATACCTCTCACATAGTTTCATATCCTCTTGCCAGTTACGTGGTTTATCTGTCATTGTTGTTCCTCCCCACCAGCCAGCTTCGCCATTTCTTCCTTGAACCGATTTTTAATATACTGGTCATGCTGAGTTGTCCTGACGTTTGGATGCCGATTCGGAATGTATTCCCGACCAACATGGTCAATAGAAGGCGGCGGCGAACTCCACCATGAATCTGTCCATTTCCCCTTACCATCAGTGAAGCGGGACATGTACCCTCCGTATTTCGGATCATGTTTCCACATTTCAAATTTCAGACGTGTCATCTATATATCCTCCCTTAGTGGGTGTAGGTCCTGACTGGATAATGTCATATAAGCAGCCTCTGCACTCTCTCGGGGGCTGGCAAGAGCAATTGCGCGGTAAGCATTAAGCAAACTGGGAGACTCCAGAACTCCCCTTATACGTAGCAGGTTTGTGAAATAACCACCCTCATCCACCTCTATTGCCTTTGCCTGTACCTCCAGAGAGGCGGCAGGATCGGATGAAGGTTGCCAATCCGTAACCTTGCGTCGAAACTCTTTCGTGGCTCCATCAACCCATATAAGCCTCACACCATCCCACACATTCACCCAGCCCAACAAACCAGCAAGTGCAAAATCTAATTTCTCGTCTATCATATCCACTGGCATATCTATCATCCTTCCACGCCTGAACGTATTGTATTGGTGGTTACTCCCTACCTAATGCTGTCCTGGCAACTTGCCCAACATCATCAAGAATAGGTGGGCTCTGATATTCCTCAATTCCTGGTATGAAAATTTCCTCGTATTTTTCTTTATCTGCATACCATTCCAGTGCCTTACGCAGTTCATCTCTGTCCATTCTTAATGTATGCAAGTCCTGGACAAGCTGTTTTGCCCCTGAAGTATGGAGTTTACTCATTTCTTGTAGCTGGGCTACCTGCTGCTGGAGTGAGTCTACCAGAGCGGATACATCTACCTTTTGCAAAAACTCAGTCGAAAACGATCCGCTAAAACCCTCAAGGAATATAGAACCGTAATCGTGTCCTTTATGCTGGAATTCATCCGATCGGCATGTCCAAATCTTGCCGAAATTGTCCGGGTGGTCATGTTCCATACATGTATGCATTACAACCTGATCGCCCTTTTGTAGCTTATATGTCCGTTCACTCATGACTGTTCTTCCTCCCTAACGAATTTTTTGTAAAACAGTACTGACAGCATCGTATATTTATCTGTATCAAACGTGCAGTATCTGTAATGCACGTATCCATCTATGTCTTCGTATAGGGCAAATACTGTATCTCCGTCCGCGTCAACGTAAAACCGCTCTATGCGGCGTTTGAGGTGTATTATCCCAACTTATTCTCTCCTTGGGGCTGTAGCAGCTCCGGGTTATCGTGTATGAAATCGTCCTGCACACGAGATTTAGGCAACCGCATCACTACGAAAGCTCCAAAATCGCTAATTGCATCGTCGCCCTGGATGCAGTCCTTTGGTAACAGAACATCCATGTTGATCCGAAAATAATCCTTGTTAAATCCCCGCGCTGTTGGCGCATAAGTTTTTATCTTTCCTGCTATCGGGGCAACAACCAATATACTATCGTCCTGGCTGCCAACCATTTCGGCAGCAACGGCACTTGGCAAATCTTTTGGTGCATCGAACAAAACTGTTTTCATTGCTTATCGCTCCTTATATATAGGGGTATAGGGTAAGAGGCTGTTATGCCTCTCCCTTATGGTCTTTCCAAGCTGAAACCTTCATCGCTGTACCATTCCGCGTCTACAAGCCGAAAAGCAAATGGAGAAATATCAATTTGATCAGCCTCATGATCCGTGTTGTGCTCGATGTCCTTCATAGTTGCTCCAAGAGACAGCAATTTATCAATGTTTTCCTGTGTCTTCCCAACATAGATGTATTCGATTGTCTCCCCCATAGAAGACCAGTCCTCAACATCAATACTATTCAAAACTTCCAATTTATCATTTGTCATCTGTATATCTCTCCTTTGGTATAGGTAGTAGGCTTACAAACTGTATTCTTTTATCCATAATCCGTCTTTGTACACCTCTACGCATGGGTGATTATAGGAAAGTAGGTCCCGCGCCTTTCTCATCGCTAGGAGCAATGTGTAATTACCTCTCACCGTCGAAACGTGCTCACCATCATCGTTGTACAACTTTAGTTCAAACATATGTCTCTCCCCCTTATGGAGGGTTGAACCCTCCTTACTCGCATAGTCCGTACTGACTGGAGCAAACAGGAACATCCTCAAAGGCCAATGCTTTGAATAAATCTAGTTGCTTACCCCCGTGAACTGTCTTGGACCATTCGACCTTATCCCAAATCTGCTCCCCGTCCGAACTAGCGAAGAATGATGCACCGTGTCGCTTGGATGCCAGCTTTACTATTTCTTCCCACTGGGCGATCCGCTCCACTTCCTCTGGGAAGCGACGGGCTATTTCAAACAACTCCATCTTGCCTGCATTTATACATGGCATACATCCGACCCGGCCCATGCCCAGCTTGTACAACGGGTTAGGCTCAATGTTATGTTTGGCGTGCATTGCGAATACATCTTCTACAGTCCAATTAATAAGCGGACGGTATATCTCATATCCTTCCGGTGTTTCCTCCCGTTCTGGCATTTGGGATCGCGCATGACTTTCCTGTGCCCGTATACCTTGCCAGCTCACAATGCGCTTTCCTTCCTCCAACAGAGGCAGATAGACCTGATCGAAAAATGGCCGCACTTTCAATTCAACCGTACAGAAACGGGCTTTAGTGCTGGGGAATCGTCCTTTCCAAATGCACATATCCAAGAACGGATTGCCTGTTGGATGAAGAACGGACAAAGCCTGCTCAATGATCGTTTCGGATATCCCTTCCTCGCGCCACTTCGTTTGCACCCATTCCCTTTTACGAGCTATTTGTAAGCTGAAATCTGCCTTAATGCGGCGGATCGGACCAATCTCTCTTTCCAGATAATCAATATATTCATAGGTTTGTTGATGCTCATTCCCAGTGTCTGCAAAAACTGCGATATGTGGTTCTAGCGTTTGATATGCAAGAAGCCACAGAGCCGTGCTGTCTTTGCCTCCAGACAGAGAAATTATATTAACTGGATCTTCCAATGTGCTAACCTCCTTCTTGTCCCCTATGGGGCCTTGATTTCCTCGATTTCAATGTTCAAGATTTTAAGAGCCTTACACATGCCAAGTTGGAAAATTTCCTCATCCGTATAGTCTTGAAAAAAACGTCCGCGTCCAAATTCAAGAATCATTTTTTCGGTCTGTTTCTTTGAAAGTTTCATGTGTTATGTCCTCTCTGCCCTATGGGCTATATATTCAATCCTCTGGAAGCAGCTTGTTAAATGCTCTACGGTATAATTCAGATACTTTTACTTTCTTTGGCCGCCCATCTTGACGGACATTTACCATCCGATTACTCTCTTTCACCAAAACCGGAAAACCTGTCTTTGGATGTGGAGCAAACACTTTCCCGTCCTCGTCGATCCGATATGGATAATAGCCAGGGATATATTTAAGAGTTTTGTTATCCATCTTTAATACTCCTTTATACGTTGTTATGTGAATTATTTATATTATTTCTTGCGTTTCCTCACCGATCTGCCACACCTTTACCTCAATCTCTGGATGGTCAGAATAATACTTGCGCGTTACCAGCGCGACTATCTGAGAATCGTCGTTCCACGCTATCTTATTTAAGGCATCGAATATCCCTTTTACACAGTTGTCGATATCAGGTTTGATTGTCGGCAGTTCTTGGGACTCTAGCGCCTCTCTCAAGCGTTTCTTTGTCCATGATTTAGGATATGGATATCTGAATCCTATTTCGACTGCCACGGGCCCTTCTAGCGGCTCTGAGAACTGTTTCCGCGCTATAAGTCCGATCATTTGTTTGTAAGACAGATACCTTTGAGCGTTCTTTTTCGTCCATTTGCCGCGTTGTGTCATCCGGACAGCTCCCATAGGAGGTTCGTTTATCACGAAAGTAATCATGCCATCGCCCCCAATGCTCCGCCTGGGCGTTCTTCTATTTTTCTGTTTTTGATTCGATCCAGCGCTAATACCAATACCTCGTCTGGGTCCCGGTTGAGTACCTCTCCTATTTGCCGGATACTTTTTCCTTCTGACCACATAAGCTCAAAGTCGTCTACATCTTTCCGCTTCCAAGTGAAGTCCATTTCCTCACATGCCAAGTAAATAGATCTACGGTCTTTCTCAATCCCTTTTGATGCCATCTGTTACACCTGCCCTCCGGTAGATTTCTTCATGTGCAAGTATTCGATAATCATAATCTTTAGTTTCGTCATAAGCTGCTATGACCAGTTCCGATCCGGTCATGCTTTCAAACGGTCTCACGTTCGTCCTCATCCTCCTGTGCTTTCTCCCACTCTAACTCTGCTCTAGCAATACGAAGCGATCCTTCAAGGTCCATATCTAAGTAGTCATAGTCGTCTATTGGATTCATGGGGTATCCTCCAGTGGAGTTTCATAGATGTTACCGATTACTTCAATTTCAGATCTTTCGAGAAAATTGAAATCCTTGGTTCCGCATAGGTTGATCAATAGCTCACTGTATTTTCTTGTTCTGAAAGACCCGTTTGAGAATACAGCAACGTCTATAATTTGAGAGCATGTGGTTGTATCTGGATTTCTGTACCAAGACAACGGTCTGTCATACCATTTCAGTATATCTCCCTCGTATATCTCTTTACCGTTACGGTCTTTTAGTCCGGTATATTGCATGAGTATATGGCGATCGGTTTCTTCGTTTTCAAAACTGTTACGCTCGCCATATTCCAGCCCGTTTTCTCTTTCCCATGTATGTCCTGTGCTTACCCACCAATCTGACCAATCCATTAACTGTACTTGTCTCATTTCTTTTCGTTCTTTATCCCACGCTCTAAATTTGATGGGTCTACTCATTTGTATCCTCTCCTTTCAAAGCTGTACGGGCACGATTTCCTCTTTCTTTCACAACTTTCGGAGTAGAGAAATACCCGCCTGCTATTGGCACGTTTGTATCTTCTATAAACCTTTCCTCATAGTTTTCCTTATCCGCATAAAACTCCAGTGCCTTATCCTTAATCTCTATCTGTTGTAGGAGGTAGGATATATATTCAATCGCCTTTTCGCCATCTGCATGAATCCATGTCATTGTCTCGTCTTCTTGGGTAGCTTCTACCAACGCTTCTCTTATCTCTTGTATCTTCTTATCCATGGTTTACATACCCCTCCTGATACACACGTTTCGCATCTTCTGGAAGATGTGTTTTGAATGCTTGGATCAACTCTTTTACTACCTTTTCCTCCTGATTTATTCCAAAATACGCCTTTCTTATGGCGATTACGGCATACCCCAAAGCGGTTTCTTTATCCATGGTTTAGACCTCCATCAAACGTCACTTTTTCAACGATGTTAATTTCATTTCTGACAAAAGGCGATTCGCGCATTCCCAAAAAGATATGGGGTCCATATATCTGCATTAGTTCCCATAATTGAAACTGTATTGGCTCTTGTTTCGATGCTTTGAAGTGCGTATCTAGCGGCATTCTTATGTTGATGGGCAAATGAGAGTACGCCTCCTGATAATGATTTTCCAGCATTTCTATTCCGGTTTTTGTCAATATGACTTCTACATGATCGTTCATGTTCATATCCCTTATTCCTCTCCTTTGATATGCTAGTAATCCCTAATCTCTAATCATCCGGCGCAAAAAGTCTGTGCATTCCGCTTTGTCATACAAATCGATCCAGTCAATTTCTTTAATTTTTGCGATACACTTATGCACGTCATCGTTGTTGTTGATTACCATGACAAGATTAAGTGCGTAAGGATTACCACCAGCTAAAAATCCCCAACCTGATCCCTGTATTGAGTGCCTACCGTAATTATGGATGTACACGAAACCTTTCAATCCTGTTTTGATCTCAAGCGTGGTAACGTTCATATGTTTCGTGATGTTTGCAGTCATGTCTTATTCGTCTCCTTACCCTTTAGGGCTTATAAATCTGACCATATCCCGTATATGACAACTGTGCTGGTCCCGTCCGTGTCGGCAAGCTCGCAAACACCGCCTATCGCTTCGCAATCCACGTCGCCGTGTCTTTCGCGGGCAATCTCCACTTTCATATCTCCTCCGTATATATCACGTTCTTTAACCAATAATTCAATTAAGTCGTTCAGGGTTCTCACTCTGTCATTCATTCCTCTATCCCCTCTCCCATGCACTCTTCACAATCCTCTGCGTTACTTTCTTCCATCCGAGCGTTTAACTTTTCCAGTACCTTATCAGGCAGCTTACCGCAGGCACATCCCATCTTCCGATCTGTAGATTTTTCTATCAACGTGTAATGCTTCACTCTGTTATCCCCTCTCCTTGGGTAGCTATAATACTTTCAGCTTTTTACGGCGCTCTCCGAACAGTTTTTCCTTCACTTCTTTTTGACTCACTGGATAAATAGGCCTAGCCATGAACGATATAACCAAATCAGTTCCTTTAAGCGCAATCTCTGTATACTCTTGGATTTTGTATAGTTGTTCACGAATCCACACGGTTTTTCCCGGCTGATACTTTTCCAAATCAGGCTCATCATACTTCGCCTTAACCTCGCCTTCGACGGCATTATAGGTGGGTCGTTTGTAATTAGAATGCTTTGGCGCCTCGTGATTGAGTCGCTGGCATGTGTACCAAACTATTAGTCGCTCCCCTCGCAATTCATATTTTTCAATACCGATCACAAGCACAGGATCACCTATATCATTTGGCTTGAAAGTATCGCCGATTTTGCGAGGCTGCTTGAAAAGCCGAAAGGTGCATACGATAGTCGTAATCAGCTTTTCCATCCTATTTTCTTCCCTTCTTATTGGAGTCTTACTGGAGACGATAGTTAAGTTCAATCCCGCCTTGTAGCACTACTTTATAGCTACGGCACATCTCGTTAATCCGGCTGCCTATGCCCTCGTCAATCTCGCATAAGCCAGCTATTGTTTTCTCTGAACTGATAAGGATTGGTTTCCGTTCGAGGTAGCGATAATTGATGATGGCGAACATTTGCTCAATTACGAAATCTGTTGCCTTCTCCCGGCCCTTGAATAAATCATCTATATAAAGCACATCCGCCTGTTGCATTTGGTGTATGCGTTGCTCCAGCGTGTCTAGATTGGCTTTGATCTCGTTAAACCCCTCGACAAAAGGGAAATATAGCACCTGTATTCCTTTGGCTAATAGATTGTTTGACACTGCCATAAGCAGATGCGTTTTACCGCATCCGGGACGCCCTAGAAGGGCAATGCTATGGTTTGGTATTCCTTGGTCGTCTAAATCCTGAACGCAGTTGTATGCCGCTTTGTAGGCTTCTACAACTGTATGTGGTCTGCCATCCTGTACAAAGTTACCGAAAGTCTTCTTCTGGAACTCCGGTGTAATCCGGCTTGACTTCATCATCCGTTCTGCCACCCTTTCCTTTTTGCACTCGCAATCTCGCCAGTCGTCCCGGTAATCAAATGGTCCGTCTCCGGTTTTAACACGGACCAGAAAACCTTCTTCATCCTGGCATTTCTCGCATCGGTAATGTTCAGGCGGAGCCGGTTCGGTTTTGTCGGTCGAGGAATGCATATTCGCTTTCACCCGCCGCATTAGCTCCGCTGCTATTTCCTCCGCGCTCATCCCTTCCATGCCGCTCCCCAATTTTTTCACGTTTGCCCTCCTTCGCTTGTTGCCGTGATCGGATGCCCCGTTCAAGCCAGCTATCACCAATCGCTTTCAATAGTTTCAGATTAGGTCGCGCTGAACTTTCTCCAGTCTCAAGAATCAGCTCTATTAAAAATGAATCGTCGCATCCTTTTTGCTGAAGCTCATGCACATAACCTTGTATAAGTCCGTTCATAACTAATCCACCAAAGGCTTTTGTGTAAGCGTCCATTACTGTCATTTCACGTTCTGTTGTAGTAGTAGATAAATCATTCTTTTCATTCTTAACATTCTTTTCATTCTTGTTTGTGTCCGTTATCAGTCCGTTATCAGTCCGCCCGCGGTCCGCTCGTGGTCCGCTTTCGGTTTCAGAATCGTGATAAACCCCGTAGTTACATAGGGTTATCGTGGTCCGTTTGCGGTCCGATTTTTTGATAATCATCCCGTCTTTCTCTAGCAAGTCCAAGTAAAGTCGGAGTTTGTTCTTTCCCCAATCCCATCGTTCCATGAGCTTTATTTCTGAGGTAATGAACTGGCCCTTTTCAACTACGACCAGTTCATTGCCATGAAGAAATTTATTGCTCTTGTGATTCGCCATCATTAGCATATCGAGCCACGCTTCGTACCGGGAAAATTTACGCTTCTCTTGGTAAATCCAATGGTCCTGAACCTTACGGTGGAGTTTGATCCATCCGTCCATGTCACCACCTACTTAGTTGTTTGGTGTTCCAACACCGTATTGATTGCTCTTGCGATAAAATTCCGCGACCTGATCCCTTCAGGCGTCTCATCTAACCAATCATGACAAGTAGTACATAAATGTATTAGGTCAGTTACCTTCGTTTTCTCATCCAAATGAGGGCGACCAGTCAAATGCGACCTTTCTGTTGCTCTGGCGGCGTTACACAGCTCGCACAAGCCGTGTGACCGCGCTTTAAGCTGCTTATCTACCTGTTGGCTTATATCGCCTTTCTGCTTTTGTGTGAGCTTTACACGTTTGCTTTTGGCTGGTTTAGGGGTTGGATGAAACCCGTACTGTATCATGCTGCATGCCTCCAATCTCTAAAAGGGAAGATCTTCGTCTGCTATATCAATCGGTTTGCCATCGTCAGAAAAAGGATCATTGTTGTTTCTGGTTGAAGGCTGCTGTCTGCTTCCACTATCATTCTTGCTTGATTCAAGGAACCGGACGTTATCAGCCACAATTTCAGTGACGTAAACACGTTTCCCCTCATTGTTTTCATAGTTCCTCACTTGAACCCGACCTTCTACAGCCGTTAAGCGCCCTTTTTTCAGATAATTAGCACACGTCTCGGCAAGCTGCCGCCAAGTCACGATTGGCAAAAAGTCCGCTTCTCTTTCGCCGCCTTGACTCGTAAAAGGACGGTCTACAGCAAGAGTAAAAGAGCATGTTGCTACCCCGCTCGGTGTATATCGTAATTCAGGATCTTTGGTCAAACGGCCGATCAATATCACTCGGTTTAACAATGTAGTTCCTCTTTTCTTAATAAAGGTTCAATTCTGAAAAATGCTTAATCCGGTCGATTTTCTTGGTCTTACGGCAGTATTCGCACCGTTCACATCGAACAGGCTCCGTCCGACCTGACTTGACTTCCTTCACGCGCTCAATGTTGTTTTTCACTATAGAAAGACTCTGCTCGATAATGTCATAGTCAAAGTAGATGATTTCATGGTCCGGCGGATTCTGCTTGGTCACGACCACCATATGCGGTAGTAGCCAATCTTTCCGGCCTTTAAAACGCTTTTCAACCTCAGCGTATACAGACATCTGAATGGTATATCCGTAATGTTGTAGGAAGTTCTCATATACCCCTGCGTCCTTGTTCCACCACTTGCCGTCGATATCTGCCAGCACTTTTAAGTCGGCGAATATCCCCGTAACAGGCTGATAGCTGTCCAGCATCACCTTCCATGGAATCCCAAACATCTCAGCAGTCATAATAACTTCTTTCCGTCCAGCCAAAGCCTTCATGACTAGCGGATCGTTCTGAAGAACTTCAATCAGTTTGTCGCAATGACGGAAATTAGATTTCAATTCACCTTTGGTCTTACCTTGGCTGCTATACATTTGAGGGTTATCCTCTTTGAATTGTTCAAGAGCCCCCTCATTCCAAGCATGCACATAATGTCCTTCCATAAAGGCTACTAATGGCGTGGGTACATACTCCCCACTGATCTTAGCCATAGCTGCCGCCTCACACCCTCCGTAGGCTGGCAGGAAGCTTTTAAATTGGCTGACAGACATATAATGCCGATCCGCTTCTGGGCTGAAATAATTACTCTTGTTCAGGTCCATCGGCTTGTTCCTCTTTGATTTCCTCATACTCCGCATCAATAATGGTTACGTTAGGATTCAATGGACTTTGTTGCTGCGGCTTTGGTTCCTTGTTCATATCAAAATCGCTTGAATCCTCAAACGCTTGGGCTTGTTCAATGGTGTCAAAATCAAGTTCGATATTCTTGCATAGCCTGCGTAAAACAGTCTTTTTGTACATTTCCCCGGGACTTTTTGTCCAAGCCTTACCAGTCGACTGTTTAGAGTAATCGTCTCTTGTTTTCTCGATTTCTTTTAAAGACATGGTTTCATAAATCATTCCACCATCTTCAAAGAGCGCAACAGCAAACGCACCTCTAATAACTCCATCGCTAAATGGCAGCGGCTTAAAATTAATCGTTGGTTGTCCGCTTTCGATTTCCTCGCTAAAGTCATCACCTTCACGAACCAGCTTTGCGTAAATGTCCTTAACTTTGCGTGTACTGTATTTCTTAGCAAGCTTCTTCTCGCCTTTATAATCCGTTTGGAATTGTAGACTTTTAATCCATCTAGGCTTGTCTTTAGTACCTAAATTCTCGTTATAAGGGATTGCATAGCACTCTTTGTTGAAGAAATCCAAGCCCAAGAACGCACCCTTGAGCATCGTTCTAGCTACACTTTTAGCGTCACATTGTTCAATATCTTTGGTATCTTGTAAAACAGCCATGCAGTTTTGCAAAAACCTTGTCTTGTTAAAGCTAGTAGGCATTGCTTCGCTTTTTTCATCCAACATTTTGTTTAGGTTGTCATGAATGACTAATAATTTGTCTGACATATTTACATCCTCCTAAAATTTTGTTATAGTGACCGTGAAATGTTTATTAATTCGTTCGATTCGACTCTGGTTGCCGCCAGGGTCGTTTCACTTTCTAACGCATTGCGGACGTCATATAAAGCTTCAAGCACATATTGCAACTTGCCATCCCGAAAAATTAACAACGGCTCTACGATGTTATTGAGCGATTTACCACGTATTTCAGTTTCGGCTTGAAGCTCCTCCAGAACCCGGATAGCTTGTTCTAACGGCGTTTTCACGTTTGGCCCCCTCCTTCTGCTCACGTCTAATTCGACGATATTCCTGATATGTTACATCACTGCTGAATTTGAAAATCACAGTTCCGTTCGAATGCTCTATGGCTTGTCCACCTACTTGGGATAAAGCGCACAAATCCGCGTAACTACTACTGCCTTTGCACCTTACTTGCATATGCATCGTCTATCACCCTCACCAGTACCTGATTTTTGCATTCCACAGCGTCAAGCATGCAGTCCTTACAATGTGGTTCGTCATGTTCGTAAACGAGGTATCTTGCCTCTGCACCACATCCGCATTTGACCACCATATCAAACCTCCCACTGAATCTTTTGAGACAACTCAACATAACGACCAAAGGTAATGCGATTTTTGATAAGTCCATATTCCGGCTCCTGCTCATACAATCGGCCCAAGTATTCCAGATGTTCATCCGTTAGTACACTTAGCCCACTAAGATCCTTAGTGACTACTACAGGACGTTTACGCCACCACCGCCACATACCTATCAACTCCCTTTGATAGATTCGGATTAAACTGTATACGCTCCGTAACGAGCGCATTCACATTCAGCTTGAATAAGGTAGTTTATTTCAAACCACATTCCCCCAACTTTCACATACAACAGGTTGCCAATGCGTTTACCACAGCAGTATTTACGCTTCATATTCATTCTCCTTCTTCTAATCCAGAATAGATTTCCTTACGGTATTCTTCATTTGCTTCACTAAGTAACTGCTCAAGCTTGTCCATGTTTTCTGCTTGGCTTTTAAATCCTTGTGCGGTTCTGTCAATTCCGTTGTTTGCATACACCACAGATTTAGTAGACAAGTCTTCTGCTACAGCTTTAATGCCATCCAGTACGTTCAGCATGTCATCAAAGTCCAGCGTACGAATGAATTGGATAAGTTCACTTTCCTGTTTGGTTAGTTCCATGTTCAAGCACCCTCCTTGAATTTATTGATAAAGTAAATCTGACCCTTGCCTGTAATCTTTGTTGTCCGTGTGATCTTGGAACCTTCACTGGAGCTCATTCTCTGTCCCATTTTGATTTCCATGATCTTGAGTTCCATCGACCGTTGGGTAGGCATATTGCGTTCGCTGCCTGTTTTGATGAGGTATCCATTTTGCCGTAGCCATTCGAATAGTCTTATCTCGCCAATCTCAAAACCGTTTTGCTTAAGCAGTTTAGCTAAATCAGCGACAAGAATAGAGTCCTTTGAAACCTCGAGTGCTTCTGCAAATACTACTTTAGGTTTGTCCTCTTCAATCTTGGCTGTCAGTGCCGCCCTTTCTTCATTAGCTTGTTTCAGCTTAGAAGCAAGCCCGATAATGAAGTCTGGATCGTTCAGCGTCTTTTCGATGGTATCCGCTGTCATGTATGCACCGTGTTTGCGTATTGTTGGCAGAATCTCATCGGCTACTTTAATTTGGAACGCTTCTCCAACACCGTTTTTAGCTTTCATTGCTAAACGGTAGAAGATGTTCTCGGGTATGAATGAATCCTTCGCCCACTTGTGGTCGAAACCAAATTCAGTCAAATATTCAAAAATGCGATCCCATCTAATACTGCTGTAGATTTTCCCTTTCTTGATCTCTGACTTAGTGAATCCAAGCCCGCGAACAGTGTCCTCTAAGTTGAGTTGAACTGTCCCGTTTGAATCAATGAATCCTTTAACACCGTGGATCGTTACCAATTGAGTCATATAATCAGTCCTTTCAAATAATTTCCTTTCTGGTATGATGAAAGTTGTCTATGCTTATCAACCTACTAGGAAGGAGGTGCTTAAATGTCTAATTTCAATTTTGAAAACCCTTTACTGAAAAACTTTTTGCCCACTACACCTGCACCGTTAAATATCGATGACATTGATTTTAGAAATCCCAAACTAGCAGATTATCAGTATGATATTCTAAAAAAGACGATTGCAGAGTTTGAAAGTGACCTGAACGATGAACAAGAGGTAGCTTTGCAATTAGCTTCATTCGGTCAATCAGTTGTCATGCAAGTAACGGATATTGGATACAGTAACCCTTCACTAATTCACTTTTATGGTTATGTTAATGGAGCGCGTGCAGAGCTAATCCAACATCTGAGTCAACTGAGTTTTCTGTTAACTGTCGTCCCTAAATCAGATCCAGAGAAACCAGCGAGAAGAATCGGCTTCGTTGACGAGGAATCTTAATCCCATGGTTTTTCAGGTATTCTTGACTGAGTAAGTTTTTCAATGTGTTTTTCCAATGCCGCCCCACTGGCGGCTTTCTCTTTTTGCATTTCCTCACGAAATATTTCTCTTACTCGTTCCTCAGTTAATTGAGTCATACTGTTTCCCCTTTCAGTGGGTTTGTTCTTTGAGCCACGTTTCTAAAAACACTCGGGTTTCCTTGGCTGGAAAATACCACTTACCTCCGATCTTTCTTTTCACAAAGCGAGGATCGTAAAAGAATAATTCCTGAATAAAATTCCAGCTCATACAGGTTCGCTTTTTGAGTTCTGCACTGTCCCAAAACACATATTCACCTTCAACATCCTGCACAATTTCTTGAACTCGTTCCCGGCATATTTTTATTATTTCGTTTTCGTCTACATGAACATTTAAGATACTGCTCATTATCTCCCCTCCTTAACAAACTCCTTGTGTCTTTTTATGACACTTGGCATTAAAAAAAATATTTATTTCTGTCCCGAATAGCTTACTCAGCTTAACGGCTTCATCTACATAAAAGCGGCTTGTCCCATCTTCCTTGCGTTGGTATCCAGTTAACGACAAGTTAAGATGATCAGCTGCATCTTGTTGTTTAAGTCCCGCGTTGACTCTAGCTGCTTTGACAGATATCGTCATGCACTCACCTCCTTACGTGTCATTTAAGGACACTTAAATCATAGCAACGATTAATATGTAAGTCAACAAAAAAAGACACAAAAAATAAAAAAAGTTTGCATAGCGTGTCTTTTTATGGTTATAATAATAGACAATTAGATGAAGCGAAAAGGATGGGTAAACAAATTGACCAAGAATAATGATTCCAAGCTTTTTTATTTTGCTGTCGGGAAAAATATAAATAAATTCCGTACCGTTCGTAACTACAGCTTGCAAACGTTGGCAGACAAAGTTGGTTTAACAAAAAAAACTATCCAAAGATATGAAAATGGAGAAATAAAAATAGCCATGAATCGAATAGAGGACATAGCCGAGGCGTTAAATGTTGATGTTCCTATGTTGCTTGAAGGCACAGAAACATTTCTTGGAGCAGACTTAACGGATTTGACAAATGCTATGCTACCGATAGTTGGGAGTGTTTCCTGCGGGAAAGGTGGATTAGCTTTCGATAACATCGAGGGTTATGAACCAGCACCAAAAGAATGGATATCAGGAAGTGAGCACTTCTATTTGAGAGCTAAAGGCGACTCCATGATTGGGGCACGTATTTTTGATGGGGATTTATTATTAATTCGCAAACAAGATACTATTTTAAATGGGGAAATAGCTGTGATTTTGTATGGAGAGGAAGCCGTCCTGAAGAGAGTATACATAAATGGTTCACAAGTCGTTTTACAATCAGAAAACCCTACATATGAAACTATTTTCAAATCCGTTGAGGAGGTGAAGATTATCGGGAAACTAAAAAAAATTATAATAAATATGTAATTAAGGAGTGTTGATAATGGCGTATTTTCGAAAACGAGGGACAAAGTGGGAATATAGAATTAAATTCACTAACCAAAAAACTGGTCTACCTGACGAAACTTCTAAAGGTGGCTTCAAGTCAAAAACAGAAGCTTCATTAGCGGCTGCAAAAGCACAACTGGAATTAGAATACTATGGATTCTTACCAGATGGCAACGAACTCGTCGAAACTTATTTTGGTAAATGGATGGAAACATATAAGAAGCCAAACCTTAAACCGATCACTTATAGTGTCCAAGAACGAAATGTAAGACTGAATATTCTCCCTCGATGGGGAAAAAAGAAGATGAAGCAGATAAATCGAAACGAGTACCAGGAATGGATAAATGAACTGAAAGAAAAGTACAGCGAAGGAACGGTCAGAAGAATACACAGCATCTTTAGTTGTGCAATGAATGATGCTGTACATGAATTTAATATCCTAAGAGAAAACCCAGTCCAACGTATAAAAATTCCTAAGGATAGAGATAAAGTTAAAAAAATAAAATACTTCACTAAAATACAACTAAAATCATTCCTTGAATATACTCGTCCAGTGAAAAACGCAAAGTATAAAGCTTCAATGCAATATCTTGCATTGTTTACGCTTTTATCTCATACCGGTCTTCGCATCGGGGAGGCATTAGCACTTAAATGGGATGATATTGATTTAGACAAAAAAACACTTGTAGTAAATAAGACCTTAGTCTACCCACTCAATTCAACTCCATATATATCAACCCCAAAATCCAAAACGAGTGGCAGGAGCATTAAGTTAGATGAAACCACAATAAAGATTCTCAAGAAACATCGACTTAATCAAAAAGAAGTCATTCTTATGTATAAAAATTACAAAGCGGCGAGAGAGGATATCATTTTCCACCAACATGACGGACGATGGCTCCGCACCAATGTAGTACGTGAATATTTTAAAGAAGTGTGCAAACGAGCAAGCATTCCAATTCTTTCACCACACGCACTGAGACACACTCACGCGGTCCATTTATTAGAAGCTGGCGCAAATATAAAATACGTGTCTGAACGACTTGGACACAAGAGTGTCAAAATCACTGCAGACACGTATTTACACGTCACCGAAAAAATAGAAGACGATGCCCTGAGTCTTTATGAACAGTACGTCCAAAAATAA